GGTGGATGCTGTGACGGGAGATGGGCAGGAGACGTGGCAAGCCAAGTCCTTTAACGGTACAGAAAATTGGGCACTATATGACGATGGTAGTAGCGCCAAATTTTTTTACACGGCTGACTATACCGTAGATAGCGAACCGCTTGATACTATATGTTCACATTTTAGAAAAGCTGCGTTTACTCGGGGGACAATTATCCGCGTTTATACGAGTGTATTTACCGACTTAGATGCGTATAAAGACTACCTCACCGCCCAGTACGCGGCAGGAACACCTGTCCAAATCGCCTACAAGCTGGCAACTCCAACGCCATTCACCGCAACTGGCGCACAGCCCATCCCCGCTCTGAGCGGCGTGAACACGGTTATAACCGATGCCGATAGCGTGACGGTAACCGGCAGAGCAGACCCCATCAAGCGCATCACTGACCTTGAGGATGCAGTAGCATCAATGACCGACACATAAGGAGGTACATACATATGGCAATTAAATCCAAATCCAGACACGATTTGACCCTGCGCTCCATCAAGCGGGAAATTGCAGCAGGACGCGATGTTGCGTTCTGGCTGGATAAAGCATATATGCACTACGACAACGGACTGCTGACCGCAGATGACATCGCAGAGGTGGAAGCTCTTGCACAGGCGTACTATGATGCGCTGGATGCAGAAGACAAGGCGGACGCTGAAGAAATTACACTGTAAGGAGGATATCATGGCAAGCACTACATACGAGCAGAAACGATTTTGTGAAATCAAGAGATGCGGCAAAATCGACCTTTTTGGTAACGTCCCCGTAATGGTGCGCAACGCGGGACAGCTGCCGCAGCCTTTCTGGCTCGGTGCTGCCTGTGGCGGCGGCTCGTGTAGTGCTGCCCGCTGCGCTGCAAGGACTTGACCGGCAGCAGATGACCGCCGCCATCAAAAGCGCACCGCTTGGGAGGGTAGACCGTAAGATAGCCTTACTGCGGTACGTGGAGCGGCTCCCGCTGCCGGACATTGCAGCACAGACACATTACAGCCGGACGGCGGTAGGCTACCGGCTGAAAGGCATTGAAAAAATTCTGGACAAAATGCCGAATGTGTGATATACTGTTTATACCGTCCGAAGTAGAGTACACACACTTCGGAGAAATGTGTACAGAGAGCCAGCGGAAGAACGTTTACCCGCTGGCTTTTCTTTTTGCACGATTTGTGGTATAATAATCTCAACAAATCCACCCGGCCTCTAGAAGAAGCACAAGAGGGTGGATATTTAAAAGGCTACGGCCTTTGTAGAGAGCGGCATTGCCTGTGAGCAGTTCCGCTCTTGATTTTTTGCAAGTAAAACGTTCAAACTTTCTATTTTGCATCATTTTGTATAAGTATATTTATATCTTTAAGCGCCCACACGGAAAAATCCGCATGAGCGCTTTTCTTTTTTTGCTTAAAATAATCAAGCTCTAATCAAGATTTAATCAAGCTCTAGTCAAGCTTTTTGCCCTTCGTTGTACCTTCGTTGTCTCTCGTTTTTTGCCAGTGCGGTACACTGAGCGCAATAGGAGGGATGTATTATGAGCTATTACCAGACACCCGGAGCGCCCTACGTTCCACAGCAGCCAGTCAACCCTTACGGCGGCATGAGCACAGTTGGGCTTGCCACTCCCCTACCCAACACGCAGATGCAACAGGCACAGCCGCAGCGTCCGCAGCCGATGAATGGGCAGCAGCCTGTTCAGCAGTCGGTACAGGACGGCGGTTGGCTGCTTGGCAGACCTGTTTCCAGCAGGGAGGAGTTTTTGGCGATACCGTCTGACCTGTACGGCAGACCGACCTACTGCCCGGACTTACGCAGCGGCGTGATCTACTGCAAACGTCTCAACCCGGACACCTGCGAATCCTATGTGCAGGAGTTCTACAGTCCGGAAGCATGGCGGCAGATGCAAGCACAACAGGCACAGCAGACCGCTGCACCGACACAGCAGTATGTGCCTATTGAGCAGTACAATGCCCTCGTGCACCGGCTGGATGAACTGGAAAAGTGGCAGAAGAGCTTTTCTAAGCCTACTGCCACAGCAAAGAAAGGAGAATAACAATGTCCTCTCCGTTTGATGTGATTACTCACAGCCCAATCATGCAGCTTGCAAATCTGGCTCGCGCCGGGCAAAACCCGATGGGGCTTATCCAGCAGTTAAGCGGGCAGAATACCCCCATCATGCAGGGCTTGAACTTGATTCAGGGCAAAAACGAAGCACAGCTCAGGACAATGGCACAGAACCTCGCCAAAGAGCGTGGCATTGACCTGAACCAGCTCGCAAGCGTCCTGAACCTGACACTGCCCAAATAACGGTGGTTTGTATGGAAGAATCAAAGTCTGTTTCCCCTGAAGAAAATATTGAAAAAAACTTCGAAAAAAATATCTTTGACGGAAATGACAAATCTGGGCTGATGCTTCTCGCCATCATCTTTTGGCTTGCTCGAAATCCAAATGAAGATAATGCTGAATAACGCATCCCTCTAAGCGAAACGCTTCTCAGTTTTGCGGACTTGACAAAAACCGCTTTTGTTTGGCTTCGCCCACCGCACACGGCGGTGGGATAGCATAACGCAAAACTGAAAGGAGTTTTGTTATGGACGATTTTGCAACTGGCTATCTGGCTGGGCAGGACGGCGGTAATAACAACGGCGGATTCTTCGGAAACGAGGGTCTGTGGGCGGTTATCATTCTCGCTATCATCTTCGGCTGGGGCACAAACGGCTACGGTCGGAACGGTGGTGACAACGGCATGAACAGCTACATCCCCTATCTGGTGGGCACCGGTGCAACCGGTCAGGGCGGCGCAGATACTCGTGCGGCTTTGTCTGAGGGCTTCTACCAGCAGGACACCTCTCGCTCTCTGGCTGGCATCCAAAGCGGTATCTGCTCTCTGGGCTATGACCAGCTTGCACAGATGAACACCCTCAACGCTACCGTTGCGGGCGGCTTTGCTGGTACTAATCAGGCGATCTGTCAGCTCGGCTACCAGAACGCACAGCTTGTGAACGGTCTGGAACGCAGCGTGTCCAACGGCGACAACGCCATCAGCCTCGCCATCATGCAGGAGGGCAACGCACGTCAGGCTGGTCAGACCGCACTTGCCACGCAGCTTGCATCTTGCTGCTGCGAGAACAAGCAGCTCATCGGCGACCTGAAGTACACCATCGCAACGGAGGACTGCGCCACCCGTCAGGCTATCGCAGACAACGCCCGCGCTATTGTGGACAACTGCAACGCCAACTTCCGCAGCATGATGGACTACTTCACGCAGGATAAGATTGCCACTCTGACCGCTGAGAACCAGAGCCTGAAGTTCGCCGCTTCTCAGGATCGTCAGAATGCGCTTCTGACCACTGTGATGTCCCAGCAGACCGATACCATCCTGAACCGGGTCAATCCTCGTCCGATTCCCGCTTATCAGGTGGCAAACCCCAACGTGGGCGTGAACTGCTGCGGTTGCTGCTAACCTACACACTCCCCGATAACACCGGGTGAACCATCGGGGCAGGGGTAAGACACCTCTGCCCCTGATTTTATAGGAGGAAAACACTATGGCTTGCAAAACAAGCTGCAAACTCTGCCCGCACTTGGTCATCAGTCAGGCAGTCACGTTTGCCGACGATACTCTGACCATCAACATCCCTGCTGGCGCATACCAGAACGGAGAAAAGTATTGTATCGTGGTTGCTCAGAGCTTGCCGGACACGACCACCATCAACGCCCCTGTGGTTATTACCATCGGTGCAGGCACGACCGCATACCCTCTGACCGACTGCAACTGCGCTCAGGCGACCGCCGAGAGCATCCACACCCGCACCCGCTACGCTACCCGCGTAGCAACGTCTGCAACCGGCACCGGCACGTTCAAGTATCTTGGCTGCTTCTGTCGTTCCCACGCTGGCGCGCCCGCGTCCATTTCTTGAGGAGGTATAGATTATGGGCAAGAACAATTTTCGCCGCATGATGATGCTCCGTGACCACGACAAAGACCGTGAGCCGGAACGTGACCGCCTCGAGGAAGAGCGCGATCGCAGGGAGCGTGATCTAGAACGCCGTCTGCGTAAGCTGGAAGACGGCAATGACCGCTATCCTCACTATCCGCAGGAAGAAAACCGCTACATCGACCCCTACCCTATCCCCCGCTACCCTGACGTAGAGTATGGGCGCAAGATGCCGCAGATTGGCTTCTCGCAGAACGGAGACTGGGACAAGCGGTCTGGGCAGTATGAGCATGGCGGTGCGGACAGCCGTTCCATCAAGATGCCACGCAAGCACCTCACCCACGATGAAGCGGAGGAATGGTGCGACAGCATGGTGAATGCTGACGGCACGAAGGGCTGTCACTGGACGCTGGAACAGACACAGGACGTTGCCAAACAGCGGAATATCACCTGTGACCCGAACGATTTCTGGGCTGTGATGAACATGATGTACTCGGATTATTGTCAGGTCGCAAAACGCCAGTCTGTTGACACTCCGGGCTTCTACGCTGACATGGCAAAAGCGTTCCTTGAGGACGCAGATGCCGCAGATGGCAAGGCATATCTCTACTGGGATTGCATTGCTGATAAGTAAAACAGAACCCCTGTGTAGTTTTTAACGGCTACACAGGGGTTTACTATTGAAAAAGCTAGGCGGGGTGACGGTTCCCGCATCTCCTAACGATGGGCGATAGCTGCCTGTTCTATCCTCTAGCGTTTTTCTCATTCCCAAAGCGTTGATTTTGACCTCATGTCAAACAAATCTTGCGGGGTAATTACAAGGCTCTTGTCGAGTTCTACCACACTGATAATGGAAAACTTGCCGGGAACTTCTCTCTCGATTCTTGCTTTTGCTTCTTCCTTACTGTTTGCAAACAAGACAAATGGAGCTTGAAAGTGTCTGCATTTTTCGTCATCATCGTACTGGATTTTGACCCAATAAAAGTTTTCGCACCCTACTTCTTTCGGTGTTAAGTATTTTTTGACACTTGAGACATCGTAAGTGCAATACCCGATACACTGCGAGTTTCCGTATTTTTCCATAAAATTGTCATTCCCAATACGAGTTGCCAAAACCATGTGAACGTCTTTCCAACCAACACGGTCATCATTGACCGGTTTATCGTCCATAACAATATCGTCAGGGTCTATCACTTTCTTGCCAACCGCCAAATTCCAATTATTTGCAATATAATGTGTCATCTGATACCAGTTATCAAATGTTTTTACTTCTTTCATGGCATCTTCCAAAGAGCCACGATGAGGTCTATAAACAATCATACGTCAATCCTCCAAGAAATCTTTCGGTAATTTTTCCATTCTATCTTGTGCAGTCCTATAAATGATTGGTTTTAGTAAACATCAGTCATTCCAATCCAGAAAATATCCATTGTACTTAAATTCTTTTGCGATATTTGCGGCTTTGGAAAGTTTTTCTGCAAACGCGGCTGCTTCCTCAAAATCCATCATCACTCCCGGAATTGCAATTTTCACCTTCATTGGGGTATCAATTCCATCCCCGTCTTGAATAAGTTCAATATCCGTTCCATAAAGCTTCTTTTTGGCTTCAAAATATTCTTTATCAAACTCTCGATGATTTACAATTTTCATTGTTCAACCCTTAAATCTCAGCTTTTATCTGTTAAGCAGTTCTTTGATGTAAAGCGTCTCAAAACTTTTCAGGTGAGGATGTTCGTTTCGAGCCATCCTCTCTGCCTGTTCTTCAACACTCAAAATGCTTTCAAAGTCATCATCCACATCAATAACATAGCACATACATTCATGGTCGTGCTTTTCGTTCCATCCTTCAAAAAGAACAACGAACTTTTTCATATTGTCAATCCTCCAAAAAATCCTCCAACTCAATCTTTCCGTCTGCCGCAGCAGCAGCCAGAGCGTACACATACTGTCCGATGGTCATTCCGTGCCGTCTGGCTTCTCGGTTGATGTACTTACGTTCCTCTTCACTCATAAGGATGGTAATGCGCTTAGAACGCTTGCCGTCACCGCTTGCAACGCCTTGATGCGATTCCGGCATCGGGATTTTTTTCTTTGTCAAGCCAGCTCCAGCAAGTGCGCTTGGAACATCGCCCTGTTCAATCAGCCACTTCGTTTCCTTTGCCAGTTTCAGTTTCTTCGGCTTTCCTTCGCCTAACACGGCATCATTTGGCTGACTTTTGTCGTCTTTGGCTTGCTTCGGCTTAATACTACTTAATTCCGCTTCACTTGGCTGTGCATGGCTGTCTGTGGCATCCCTAGGCTTAACTTGCTCATGTTCGGCTTTGTTTGGCTTTGTTTGGCTTACTTCTTCTTCCTTTGGCTCACTTCGGCTTAATGTCTGCTCCGAAAAAACAGGCTGGAAGTCAAACCCGCCCAACAAGCCGGATGTTTTTTTGCTGGACTTTTTCACTGTGTGTCACTCCAATCAATAAAATACCCGTTGTACCGAAAAGATTTCGCCGCATTTCCAGCTTCAATCAAAACTTTTCCGGCTTTTATGGCTTCTTCGGAACTTAACGACCCACAATGTCTTTGTGAGACAACATAATAAATCGGATTGTCTATTCCATCTCCTCGGCGGAAAAACATAACATCTTTCGAGCTGAATTTGCTTTGCAATTCAAACTCGGCTTTTTCCAGCTCTTTATATCTAACTACATTCACTGCACATCCCCCTCTACAATCTTCTTTGCCAATTCTTTGAAATCCTCTGCGCTGGTGCTCTTTGCCGTGTCGCCGTTAAACAGGCTGTGACGCTCTGCCTGCGCTTTACGAACGCCCATAGACGGTCTAATCTTCACGTCCAGCAGCTTTGTTCCCATGCTTTCTGCAATCACAGGAAGTTGCTCTACAACCTCTTTGGACAGGTTCTCACGGCTCTTGTACTGGTTCAGAAGCAGACCTTCAATCTTCAAGTTCGGGTTGAAGTATCTGCGAACATCACCGATGGTCTGCGAAAGTTGGCTCAATCCGGCAAGTGCATAGCGGTCTGCCGTAATAGGCACGATGATGCCGTTTGCGGCGATCAGCGCGTTTACAAGCGCAAGACCAAGCTGCGGGGGAGTGTCCAGCACAATGTAATCGTACTGCTCAGATACGCTTTCAAGGGCTTCTCGCAGCCGGAAGTTCTTGCCAATGTCCCGGACAAGCTGCTCGTCAATGTCCTTCAATGCGTTGTCTGACGGCAGAATGTCACCGGCTTCGCAATGCTGAATTCCTTCTTCTACTGTACCCTGCCGTGTCATTACATCGAACAGGGTGCACACGTCCTCTGTCTGTGCGCCGTAAGTGTCCGTTGCGTTGCACTGGGCATCGCAGTCCACCAGCAAGACTTTCTTACCAAGCAACTGCAACGCACCAGCCAGACAGGTGCTTGTGGTAGTCTTTCCTGTGCCGCCCTTCTGGTTGGCAACAGCTATGATTTTTGCCATTTTATCACTCTTTCTTTATTTACTGTGTATGACTACTTCAAGAAGCTATCGTCAAAAGTCGAAAACTCGTCTAAGTCAGAGTTTTCGATAACTCTGTAAAGATAGCCAGCAGGGTTATCAGGCCACTCCTTCTTGTCTCTTAAAATTTTATTGTACGCATTACTCACAATGTTTACAACGGCAGCTTTCTTCTTATGAGCCTTAATAGTAGGGAAGCTCTCGGCCATTCTTTTCCCAACCATTCTTGCAATGCCGATGCACTCTGATTTCTCAAGGTCTGGCGCTATATTCACCCAATCTACATCACTGTAAGCCTTTTTATTCGGTTTGCCGACAGGAATGTCATCATCGAATGGAAGTTCTTCTTTATATTCTTTCGCCTTTAATTCGGCGACAGGCTTTTCATCTTTTTTCTTAGCGGCAAAAGAAATCGCAACCGCCTTGTTTCCAAACGAGATTTTTTCGTAAGTAACATAAATGTCGGACACATCATTGATTTCTTCAACCGCTGCATCCAAAACTCTCCGTCTAAAGTTCTTGAAACTTTCATAGCATCCTGCATTTGCGCCGAGATGTGAACGAAGCCGATTGATGCTAATATCAAAATGGTCTCCGCCGCGATTCATCATATCTCGCAGCATCGAATAAAGTAAAATGCTATACTGCGATTTCATTTTGACCGTGTAGCGAAGTCTATACTTGATATAACCGCTCTTGGCAATATCAAAGAATACACTTCTCAATTCAGGGTTGCAACAGAGAGTAACAACGTACATTCCTAAGTTCTTATCAATCGTAACGCTTGCTTTCGTAAAAAGCGTATACATATTGTACTCGCTTCCATCGTCATTAAGAGGAAGCGTCACAACGTTGCCAAGAAAATGTTCGATTTGCTTCTCGATGTTCCTGCTATTAACACGCAGTCCAAGCAAATCGCAATATTCCGAAAGGGTAAACTTGACTTCACTAGATTTTTCATCTCTAGGGTTGATACGGCTAAGATACACTTCCAAAAGCCGCAGCTCTCCAACAGTGTAATCATTAAACTCTGCCCAAACAAGCGCCTTGCTTTTTTCGATCAAGTTATTTTCATAAAGGTCTGCCAATAGTGTACATCTCCTTTCTCTGTACACTAATTTTATCACATAATGGTGTACACGTCAATAGTTTTGTTCACTTATATTGGCTCATGCACATCTTGTACACCTAGACCCCCTTATTTGACGCACATCTCGTACACGCTTATGCACATCTCGTACCCCATCATGCACATCTCGTACCCATTCTTACATTATATATAAACAAGATTATAAACAAGAGTTAAATAATCTTCTACTAAACAAAAGAAGAAGTTCCATAATCTCTAATTTTTTCTTATTTTATCAAAATGAAAGTCAATTTTACGCAACGGTGTACTCAATGTGCATAGGTTTTTGTTTTGACAATCAAAATATAATTTTGCTATAGTGAGCGATAACATAACGTATTAACGTTATTTATTTGCACAGCAAGAGAAGTGTTTGCATCACAAGTAGAAATCAATTCGTTGAAAGGTGTACAAGATGTTCATCATAAACAACGATAATTCGACAATCAGCCGCTTATATTATTCGGATTCACGGTATAAGAATCGTTGGACTTCATAGCAGCTTCCGTTCCGGCATCCTGCGCCTGATAGAGAATCTCCATCTTTGGAGCAGTTCCGTTCGGGTCTGGGTCTGTCCCGGTAGCCTGTGCTATCTCATAGTTGCCCGATACCATCCGGCAAACAGAGACCCTGTCCTTCAATGGCGTATGGAGGTTTGCCAGAACCTCCGTCAGCACGCCCATGTGGTCTGAACCGTGATCTCCGTACCGGATGTACAACAAAGCATCTATCTCGTAGGAAGAACATTCAATCATGGCATCTATGAGAATCTGACGCTTTTCCATGTTGGGAAGGTCGTCTTCCAGATGCTCCAGCAGTCCAGGATAAATGCAAGCGTCCATGTATCGAGCCGCCGATACGCCGCAACAGGTGAACCAGCGCATAGCCATTGGTAGGGAAATAGCCGCCAGACCTTGCTCCCAGTTGGCAATCGTGCCACGATTCACGCCCATTCGTGCTGCTAATTTCTGCTGGCTCAGACCGGAACGCATCCGTGCCATCTCTAATGCTTTGGCCGTTCTTACCAAATATTCATCCATAAATTCACGCCCTTTCAACAAAATTCTGCAAAACTGCCGGATTCGACAAGCCAAAAAATGGAAAAAGCTGCTATGGAGAACCAACAGCAGCCTGTGTTATAACTGTAACATCGAAAAAATAATCAAACAGGAGGTAACAATATGATTATCATTGACGGGATGCCCGCATCTGAACCGACCGAAAGCAGAACGCCAAAACCGTGGGAGGGCTAGTATATGAACCAAATCGACACCATGCTTATACCCTATGCCCGCCAGACCGCCTTAAAGCTGGTCTACAACCTTGCAAACAACGATGCTGATAAGTTTGCTTACGAAGAAGCAAAAGCCGTCCTAGAGCGTGCCGTAGCCGCCTTAGACGATGGGCGCGACCCGGCAGATAGCATCGAACGCATTAACGGACAGCTCGTAGAGCTGTGATTGGAGGAAAGATGGATAGGCGTTGTCCCTTTTGACTTGAACGCTCGTGGCTTCCCCGATAAAAAGTAACGGATGTGAAGAAAACATTCGATTTTTGCGAAGTTGTTCAAATTGTATTGACTATACAACTGAAAGATGTATAATCGTATCAAATGACATTCGTATTTACTGATCGGGAGGATATGCCACAATGAGCGAACAAGAAAGAGCTAAGATTGACAGGTTTATCGCATGGCTGTTGGAACACCCTGATAAGATTCCGGCAGCGGAGCAAGCCTTAGGCCTAGAATAAGAGAAAACCCCTTGCACAGAGCTATACCAGCCCGGCACAAGGGGTTTTTATTTTACCGGGTCAGAACCAGTCCCTCACATCTTCTCGATCAGGTTCATCAGCGCTTCCCGTTGCGCTGTCGGCATAGACTCAAGTTTTTTTCTAATCCGCTCCACTGCTGCATCGACTTCACTTTGCGGCTGCTGGGGCGGGTTTTCTTTTTGTTCGCCATTGAGAAGGTAGTCTACCGATACGTTGAAGTAAGATGCAATTTTAGAAAGAACCTCTGCGGACAGGCTCTTGGTTCTCCCGGCTTTCAGCTCGGAAAGAAAACTACGGCGAATCCCGATGCTGGCACAAAGGGTTCCGTCTTTGATGCCCTCTTTTTCGCAGAGTGCATGGATGTTGCTGTACAAGTCCGACATAAGAACACTCCCATATTTGTGCAAGTATACAAATGCACAGAATTTTGTACAAAAGAGTTGACTTGTACAGATGTCTGTACTATAATACAGACATGGGCAGTACAGAACACTGTACAATATAAACTCTCTACGCCATTATATTAGTACAGTTTTCCGTACATGTCAATAGATTTTAGCAAATGGAGGTGGAATTTTGAAAGAAAACTTCCGTTCTGGCTTTGAGCTGGAAGTGAAGATGAAGCTGTTACAGCGAGGTATGAAGCAAACGGAGCTGATTCAGGCGGTTCAAAGCGATACTGGATTGTTCCTTGATGATTCGTACCTCTACAAGATTCTTCGTGGTGAGCGAAAGCCGGAGAAGATTATCCAGAGCATCTGCAAGATTCTGGAGATTGAGCAGAAGGAGGGCTGGTGAGTGCTGGTGACGAATTTTCGCAGGGCGCAAAGCCGCAAGCGTAGACTGAAGCTGTCAATGGCTGCTGGCGTGTCCCGAAACGATGCCAACAAGGTACTTTGGATGGAGAAGTCCATCAACCAATGCTTTGAGCGCCACAATCGGGAAGCCAGAATGAAAGAGGAGATGCAGCGTGAAGATTAAATATTGCGAGCGTTGTGGTCTATTTCTTGGCTTAGTAAACCCTACAAAGAGATATTGCTCGGAGTGCAAGCACAAAATGGACAAGGAACGTGACAAAAAGCGTAAAAAACGCCTACAGAACGAAAACGCAAGAGCTAGAGAAACAAAAGCGTTTCCGTCTATCGGAGAAGTTCAAGTGCTTGCTGATAAGCTCGGCAAACACTACGGCGACGTATCACGGATGCTTGCGTCAGGAGAGTTGACCTATGAACGGTAAGTACTACGGCAAGCGAGAAATCAGATGGCACAGCCGGGAAAAAGAACGGCTGGAACGCATCCAACGTAATCGAAGGATGGCAAACGATGAAGAAAGCAATAAGCAACTTCAACAAAAGCAGTCCGTGGCAGAATCGCTGGCAAGAGGGTGAACCTTTAAGACTGGAACATATTGAGAAAGAAAGAGTGAGCAAAAATGAAAAAAATCAAAGTAAGAATCACATTCATCGAAGCAGTTCTCGGCACATGGCCTAGCAACCAGAACATTGCACGCGAGTTCATTGCCAGCAAGTCCCCGGATGCAAACACCATCGAGGACGAAGTTGCTGCTCTGGGCGCTGATGCTGTGGCAGATAAGGGCATGACCATGTTCCCTCGCAACGAAAACGGCGAACCCATCTTGTATGACTACCAGATCAAGGGCTTCTTCAAGGATTCCTGTGGTATGCTGGGTCGTATCGGCGGCAAGACCGAAACCGGAAAGAAGAAAGCCGTCAACGAATCCGGCAAGCTCACCGCATACAAGAAGGTCATTGATGGTCTGATTTTTGTTCAGCCACGCATGATTCCCATTTATGTGAACGGCGAGATTACCGAGTGCCAGCGCCCTCTCCGCGCCCAGACGGCGCAGGGCGAACGTGTAAGCCTTGCCAACAGCGAGCAGATTCCAGCTGGTTCGACCTGCGAGTTTGAAATCGTTCTTCTGGACGATTCTCATGAGAAGGCCGTGCGTGAGTGGCTGGACTACGGTGCTCTGCGTGGTATCGGCCAGTGGCGCAACAGTGGCAAGGGGCGATATACCTACGAAATCCTCAATTAACCGCTATGGCAGGGTGGGGCTGTGCTGCACTCGGCGTGGAACGGCAACGGCATAGTGACGATTGGCTCAGAAATGCTAAGGCAATGCTTGGAGACGAAGCGACTTGATCGGCAACGGCGATGCGCTGATTTGACAGGATCTGCAAAGGCATGGAGAAGCAAGGCTCAGACGAGCAATGGAATTGCATGGAACCGATATGAGCGGCACAGCAAAGGCTATGGATGCAAGGCGTAGCTTTGATAAGCAAAGGCATCGAACGGCGGCGACGTGCGACGCAATGGCAAAGAATAGAACCAATAAGCTAAGGCATTGAGTAGCTAGGAGCAGAACAGCAACGGCAAAGCAATTCATCGAAAAGCAACGGCAAAAGCGAAAGGAGAAAAATGAAAGCACTTGTGGAAATCGCCCTAATCTGGGGCATCATTCTGGCGTTGATTCTTGCAGCGTTCCTTTTGAACCTGTGGCTGGTACATCTCATTGAACTACTGGTAGGCGCAAAAGGCACATGGGGGATCATCGTGGCAGCCGCTGTAATGGCAACCGGATGGATTTTTAATTTTGGCAGCAAAAAGGAGAACCAATGAAAACTTTGAAAGGAACAGCATTGTCCATGATCGGTCTGGTCGTGGCAATTGCAGCAGTCGGGTGCGGGGACACGATTCAGGGCTGTCAGACCACAGCGCAGATGTTTGGCTGGGTAATGGTATCATGCGGGCTTCTTGCAACGGCTATCGTCTTGTGTGCGCTGGCTGTTAGCGCCGAAGAGGAAGAACGCAGTGAACGCGAGCGCAGGAAAATCAAGCGCATTGCTCACCACACCAACGAGTGGAGGGATGCTTGATGAAGTGCCCAATGTGCGGTAGTGACAACATTACAACGGTTGATAGCCGGTCTGACCACGACAGCATCGTTCGCAGAAAAAAGTGTCTTGTCTGTAACCATCGGTGGTCTACCATCGAGATTGACAAAGACCAGTGGTACAGCGCACTGCAAATCAAAGAGGAACGCAAGAGAGGGAGACCAAAAGATGATTAACCTTGACAGATTTGGTGGCGTGACAGAGCCGGAGGACGGCGTGTACTTCATGACCAACGAGCAGATAGCGGAAGCCAAAGAAGCTGACCGTCTGGCTGAGATCGCGGACTTGCAGTCTGAAATCGATGACAGGGAAGCGGAGCTGAAAGGCCTCCGTGCACAGTTGGCAGAACTGATGGCTGGTTGATTTTTGTACAGCCAAGTTAAGCCAAAGTAAGAGCAATGAAGCCTAATGAAGCCGAAGAAAGGAAAGAAAAATGGCAGTATTAGTAATGGTCTACGGTCATTCCGGCAGCGGTAAGTCCGCCTCGCTTCGGAACTTTGACCCGGAACAGGTGGCGGTTATCAACGTGCTTGGCAAGCCGCTGCCGTTCCGCAGCAACATGAAAACCTATATCACAAATGACTACGGCAAGATTGATGCCGCAATTCACAGTACCAAGCGTAAGTCCATCGTCATTGACGATGCCACCTACCTTATGACCGGCGAGTTCATGCGGAATGCAAAAGTCGCTGGATACCAGAAGTTCACCGACATGGCAGCTAACTTCAACGCCTTGCTGATGCGGGCGAAGGCGCTGCCGGACGATGTAGTGGTCTACTTCTTCGGACACAGCGAGCGTGACGGCGATGGTGGCGAAAAGTTCAAGACCATTGGCAAGCTGCTGGACGAGAAGGTCTGCGTGGAAGGGTACTTCACCATTGTTTTGAAAACTGTTGTACAGGATGGGCGATACCTGTTCAGCACCCGCAATGATGGGATGGACACCGTGAAAACCCCTCTTGGGATGTTCAACGATGCGCTGATCGAGAACGACCTTGCCGCCGTAGACAAGACCATCCGTGAGTATTACAACATCCCGGTTCAGCCGGATAACAAAGGAGAGTAACAGATGAAGAACATCAACTGGAATGACGTACAGGAGGCAACCGAGCGCCGTGACCTGCCTGTTGGCGGCTATGTTGCCGGTATCTGCAAGGCAACGGACGAACCTGCAAAGGAGCGCCTGAACATCGAGTGGGAAGTCGCAGAGGGCGAGTTCAAGAGCTACTGGCGTGAGCAGACCGCTTCCCTTGTCGAGCGTGGCAAGCTGAATCCGGGCGAGTGGGCATGGGGTGGCAAGACCATCAAGAGCTACAAGGAAAAGGCGTTGCCGTTCTTTAAGGGCTTTATCACCGCTGTTGAGCAGTCCAATCCCGGCTACAAGTTCAACAACGATGAAAAGACCCTGCGTGGCAAGCTGGTCGGCGTGGTTCTCCGTGAGGAGGAGTACATGGGCAACGATGGCAACATCAAGACGAAGCTGGTAGTTGACCGCTTCACCAGTGTAGACAAGATTCGTTCCGGCGATTATGAGGTCAGACCGAAGAAAACACTGGCTGGCGGGTCTGGCTCTGGCTACGCGCAGGGCGGGAACGATGACTTCTCTGTGATTGAAGAGGACGGAAGCCTTCCCTTCTGACCTGTAATCCATGACCGCCTACCTTATATAAGAGCTGCGCTATCTGGCTGGACGGGCGTTTAGAAAGATGAAGCACTTGGGCGACATTACAAAGATTCACGGCGACCAGATAGAGCCTGTGGATTGCATCACGTTCGGCAGCCCTTGTCAGGGCTTGTCTATGGCGGGGAAAAGGCTTGGATTTGACGACGACCGCTCCGTGTTGTTTTTGGATGCCGCAAGAATCATTAAGGAAATGAGGACAGCCACCAATGGAATGTATCCAACTTTCGCTGTTTGGGAAAACGTGCCAGGAGCATTCAGTTCCAACGGAGGAGAAGATTTCAGAGCCGTGCTGGAAGAACTTGCCCGCGTGGAACAACCAGACGTTTCAATTCCTCGACCTTCAGGTAGGGGGGGCAGATGGAGCAAAGCCGGAGCAATCGCTGGAAACGAATGGTCTCTGGCTTGGCGACAGCTTGACGCTCAATATTGGGGAGTTCCCCAACGCCGAAAGAGAATCGCTCTTGTCGTGGATTTTGGAGGACAACGTGCCGCAGAAATACTATTTGAGCGCACGAGCCTGTCAGGGAATCCTGACGAGAGCATCAAGGCGTGGGAAGCCACTCCCGGACATTCTCAGGCAAGCCTTTATGGACGTGATAGGGGGGGCAATTCCTACACCCTAAAAATCCGTAGCGGATGCGCCGGTGGTGGTAAAGGTGCGCTGGTACAAACCGAAAAAAGCGCAACGCTTTCAACGCTCCAAGACCAGACATTGTTTCAGCCTGTTGTTTATGATGCTCGTGGAAACGGCGATGGCAGAACTTGCCCGACCATAACAGGCGACCACGAAAACAGAATCACAGATTACACGGCCATTGCAATCGAACGCAAGACCTTCAACGAACAGTCTTTCAGTCACTACAAGGAAAGCGACAAATGCTCAACCTTGAAAGCAAAAGCCGGAAACATCGGAAATGGCAGCGAGTGTCTGATTGCAGAGAAAACCATCCGCTGGATTGTCCGCCGCTTGACCCCTGTTGAATGCGAACGTCTGCAAGGCTACCCGGACGGATGGACGGACATTGGTGACTGGACAGACAGTAAGGGCAAGAAACACAAGTACGCTGACAGCCCACGGTACAAGGCTTTAGGCAACTCCATAGCTCTGCCGCAGTGGTTTTGGCTGGTGCAGAAAATGCGCCCTTACCTGAAAGAAAAGCCTACGCTGGGCAGCCTGTTCGATGGTCTGGGCGGTTTCCCTCTGGTCTGGCAAAGAGCGTATGGAGATGGTACTGCACGCTGGGCAAGCGAAATCGAAGAGTTCCCGATGGCTGTAACAAAAAGGAGATTTGGCGAAGAATGATTACCTGTTGTCTCAACTGCACATCACGCTGCACAGCTTGCCACGACACTTGCGAGAAGTACAAGGCAGAGAAGAAAGACTTCGAGGAGCGCAAGGCGTTCGTGTATGAGCTGAACCACAGCCAGAGCGTGTACCACCGCAACTACGAGGACAAGCACCGGGAACGTGGCAAGAAGCGGTATCTCGGAAGTGAATTTAGAGGTGAACGAGGATGAGCAAAGCCGTACTTATTAGCATTCGTCCAGAGTGGTGTAACAAAATTGCAGGTGGGCAGAAGAGCGTGGAAATCCGCAAAACAGAGCCAAATCTGAAAAAGCCGTTCAAGTGCTATATCTACTGCACCAAGAGTACACACTTTGTCGATATTCCCGGTGTGAAAAAAAGTGGCCTCATGTCGGCTGACGGAAAGGTCATCGGCGAGTTTACTTGCTGTAGTACTACGGTCATCCGCCATGTAAGTCCGACGGGAAGCGGGGCTTTGCCCAAGCTACACATTATTGGGCCGGGGCTAGAATTGCAGTATAAGCCTGCGACTGACCTGCTCAAAGCGGCCTGCCTGAGCGAAGAAACCGCCGAAAAATATCTCGAAGGCCGTGGCGGCTACGGCTGGCACATTTCCAACTTGAAAATTTACGACCGCCCACGACCGTTGAGCGATTTTACAAGGCTGCGGGCAACGAAATTTGGCTATGAGCCTGTAGATATTGAGCGGCCACCGCAATCCTGGTTTTATGTGGAGGAACTTTACACATGAACACCGGCAAGCAGTTTGAAGCAGATTTTAAAGCGTCCATGCCAAAGGATGCGTGGTGCTACCGGCTGAAGGACAGTGCTGCCACATATTACGGCGGCAACGAGAACTTGTCCTTCTCCATCGACAACATCTGCGACTTCCTTGTGTACCGTTACCCGATGAACCACCTGTTTGAACTGAAAACCATTGAAACGCCCTCTATCCCTCTGGAAAAGGTGTTCGGAAAGTACGACAAGGCAAAGTGCAAATACCGCAAGGAAAAGCACATCACGGACATGGTAGATGCAATGGGATACAGCGGTCAGACCGCCCATGTAATAGTCAATTACCGGGCGGTCAGCCGCACCTTTGCAATCCCTGCCAGCAAGGTTCTATCGTTTCGTTACAACGAGAGCCGCAAGAGCATCCCTTGGCAGTGGGCAGAGCAAGAGGGGATAGAGGTCAAAGCAAAAAGGCTGCGTGTCCATTGGCGATATGACGTGGATGGGCTGCTAAAGAGATTGGAGAAAAAACATGAAAAAATGGACTGAAGAACTTCTGGAAGAAAGTGGCTATAAAATCGAAAACGCGCAAATTGAAAGCGTTCGACTTACTATGGCAGACCACGGAGTTTTAACTTCAGATTTAGTGCTTAATGGTCACGGATGGGGCGTTTGCTATGGTGGGTATGTTCTCGGCAAGGGGCATCTTGGGAGCAAAGACTTTGAGGGATACGGCTCTGGCATGGAAGCAATTATGCGAATCATGGACACGGTTGGCGTTGAGGAATACGGTCAAATGAAAGGCAAATTTGTTCGTGTCGCTACAAAAGGTCTTGGAAGTTCTGTAAGAATCATCGGAAATATTTTGGACGATAAGTGGTTTGATTACGAATCTTTCTTTGCAGATAAAAAGGATGAAGAAAATGACAATGGTATGTGATAGGTGCGGTGAAACATTTGAATATCCAGAGTTCTCCATAAGTGAGTGGACACAAAAAGTAGAAAACAATTCTATTTGCAGGTGCATTACAAAGGAAAATAGGAAAATTTTTATCTATTCAGATGACCCGTTTTTTCTTTGCCCCTCTTGCATGGCAAAGCTGAACAACTGGCTGAAAGGAGAATAAAAATGGCTGAATATCATGTTGGATGTGGGCTATTCGGAACCATCTATGCCGGAACGATGATGAAGCAGCGGAAAGATGGATTACAGTTATGGAGAAGCAAGTCTAATGTGACCGATGAAGCAGTTTCCGCTGTTCTGTCTCATTTTATTACTGAAATGGAGCGTTCCGACAAAACGAAGCTCGAAAAGATGTGGGGCGTTATTGGAAACAAGAAGCTAAAAGTTACATTCGAGCTTTCCACAAATAAGGAGCAGCCAGATGAATAAATTCGGAAACTGCCCTCTGTGCGGTAAACAGATCAAGCCGACCAACCTCCGTAAAATCGCACGGCAGAACCAGTTGTACGGCTTTCGCATGGCTCTGGATGGCGTTGCCGCCACATGGGGCGCACTGATTCAGAATCTTCGGTGCGATGCAGACCTGACCGATGAACAGGTGCAGAAAATCATCCGCATTGGAGACAGGTACTGGGAGATGGTTGGGCAGTTCAAAAACGAGGACATGACGCCTGACGAGTTTGCGGATTATATCACCGCAAAGTCAGAAGAGGTCGAAAAAGAGCTAAGGGAAAGGTGGAGCTAACAATGTTTGAATTAGTAACTCGCTGGCTGGTTTGCCTAGTCCTGCTGGCGGTAGTAGTTCAGTCTGAACGGACAATCAAGGACATGGCAGACAGGCTGTTTGAAAAACAGCAGGCAATGCTCGTCTGGGCGTTCGTCAACGCGTGTCTGGCCGTTTGTACGGCAATTATGATGGGATTGAAATGATGAAAATTTGTGATATTGAGAGAAAAGAAATTAATTTTGGGTGTCTAGAGTATGGAGATGTGTTTGAGATGAACGGCGAAATTCTCGTGAAAGCTAACGTGAACCTTTCGGTAAGTAAATTGTCTGGCGGTGTCAGTTTAAAAAGCGGAGAGTTTTTGCAGATAGATGAGTTTTTTCCCGTCAAGATGGTAAACGCTCATCTTCAATTGGAAGGATAAGGAAAATCATGGACAACGAACTTTACTGCCCAATGAAAATGACCAGCAATCCGCTTGGTCGGTGCATCTGCGAGAAAGAAAAGTGCGCTTGGTGGCGGCAGTGGGACAACTGCTGCTCCATCTTGTGGATTGCACGGGAACTGAGAAACATCGAAACGAAGATGAAGAGGTGAGAACATGGAAGAACATGCAGAGTTAAAACACGGATATTGGAAACTTTCACCAGATGCTTATTATATGGACACGATGTCAGAAGAACGAGAATTAAAAGCCTATGTGACGGCGAAATGCTCGTTGTGTGGAGAACATCATCCGAACAATTATACAGTGTGGTCGAAAACTTTATACGCACCGGATGGTGAAGAATACACATACGAATGGAATATAAGAGAAGAAAAAGAAAACATTCTGAAAGAAGCGATAGAAAATCGCCGTAATTATGCGAACTATTGCCCGAACTGCGGTGCAAGAATGGATTTAAAACAAAAATAAAGAGGTGATAACTCTTGGCAACACCCCCAAAGCGTGGTCGTGGCAGACCGCCGCTGACAGAAGCCGAAAAGAAAAAGCGTGAGAAGCGAGCACAAAAGGCGAAAGAAGAAGCCGCCGTGAAGCGTGAAAAAGAGCGTGAGAAGAAGAAGCAACAGATGCTTAACAAGCGGAAATCTATCCGCTCACAGGTGAGTAAAAAGGTGAAAGAACAGCAGGAGTTAGCAATCACGAGGTCTAAGATGCTGAATACTGGCGATTTGCAATCAAGAATCGGCGATGAAGAGGACAAGAAAGTTGTCGGAATGATTGCCGCAAAGTATTTTGGCGACCTTCCGAGCGTGGACATGAACAACCCGATTGAAGTGCAGCAACGTCTTGACTTCTTCTTTGATGCTTGCATCGAAGCCAGAATATCCCCTGTGGTGGAATGGATTGCACTAGTTCTGGGCATCGAATGGCCTAGCCTGAGACAGATTATGACAGGCAAACGCCGTGACGACAGCTTGCAGCAGAAATACATCCTGAAACTGATTCTACAAATGCAGTCCATGTGGGCGTACAACGGTATGTATGGTCAGGAGAACCCGGCAGAGTGGATTTTCCGAGCCAAGAACTACTTTGGTATGCGTGACAACGTGGAAGTCACCGTTGCACCGCCTGAACAGCCGTTGGGCGATGCCCAGAGCGCAGAGCAGTTGGCACAGAAGTACCAGACGGCTTTGCCGAAAGGGATTGACGTGGAATATAGAGAGGTGGCAATCGATGGAAAATAGCTATTGGTAGTAAGCCAAAAAACGTGAAGGCGTCAATACACAGAAAAGAAGGAGGATATTGTGGATAAATTTTTGTGCATCAATGATAACGGCTCATTTGAAAAAGGAGAAAATTATTTCGGGGAGGTTGAATTAGATGGTACTTTGGCGATAAATACGGATTTCTACGATGATGATTACGGAGAATGGCATTATCTTCCGTGCGGCAAATGGAAAGAATTCTTTAAACAAACGGAATCTTAATTTTTCACGGCGATAATATGACGAAATAAGGATCGTATCGAAGCATTGATGGCCAAGATGCAGAAGAAATTTGGCAAAAGGAGCAACTAATGCAAACTGACAGATGAATCTACCACAAGCGAGTATGCGACCGCTGCGGAGCGGTTCTTGGCTGTAGAATGATGAACCCTGACGAATACTTCAAAGACTGGGCGTGGCGCAGGGACACCGGCGACCTGTGCCCGGAGTGCTATGAGGAGTATAAGCGAGTGATCGGACGGTTCAATGCCAACAGAAGGAGAAATAGAGGGCAGATATAATGAAAAAGTGCGCTCTTTACAGGTGCAAACAGTGCTTTGCGACCATGACGGACGAAAGCGATGTCAGAATCGACAAAGACATTGTTGATTGGATGTTTGAAAACGAAATGGAAGAAAGTAAAATTGGGTTTATCGCAAAATTCAAAATAAGCGATAAAGTCCTCATTCATCGTTGCGCCAACAACACTGTTGGTTTATGTGAGTTTATCGGATGGAAGGAGATAGAGGAATGAACTTCTATTGTACCACCGAACATTGCTCTTGCATGGGCATCAAGCAGTTTTCTGCTGGCAAGGCTGTCCGATGTACGGCAGAAACCTGTAAGAACAAATCCGAGCCGTCCTGCGGCTCTTGCAAATGGTACGCAGAGCCGGAGGGCGTGTGCGTGAACGACCAGTCAGAACACGTTGCAGACTTCGTGTGGGATGAACGTGGCTGCAAGGAATGGGAGAAAAGAAAAAATGACAACTAAAGAAACATTCGCCATATTTGTTTTGGGGTCGCTCATAACATTCTTTGTTGGAGCCTTTGTCACGATTTTTGAAATGTTTCTTTGGGATATGACCGATGACATTTCGCTTGGATGGTCGTGGAAGCATCCAGAACGTTCTACAATTATTCATGTAATAATAATTGCGGTTATTAACGCCACTGTCTTTGGCGGTGGTCTTTTGGCTGTATGGCTGGCGAAAGGATGAGAAAATGAGCTATGATATTTCGCTGTGCGATCCTGTAACGCACGAACCGCTCAAAGCAGATAGTACGCATTTTATCGCTGGTGGTATGCTCGCTATGGGCGGAACGAAAGAACTGTGGCTCAACGTCACCTATAATTACGGTCACTTCTATTATCAACCGGAAGTGTTTGGTGAGAACGGCATCCGCTCCATCTATGGCAAAACAGGCGCAGAAAGCATCCCGATGCTAGAAAAGGCTATTGCTGCTTTGGGTGATGATGTTGACGACAGAAACTACTGGAACGCAACAGAAGGCAATGCGAAACGTGCGCTGTACGGTCTGCTGGCGTTTGCAAAAATGCGCCCTGATGGTGTATTGGAGGGCGATTGAGTGAATAGCACGATATGGCATCCAGCAAGCGAACCGCCGAAAAAGCGAACGACACCTTTGTTGCTTGCTAATAAGACAACGTGGCGTGATAAAGATGGAAAAATGTTGCAATGATTCTCGCCAACAGCGTACTTTCTCGGCTGTTACGCAGACGGTCAGTTCTGGGACGAGATAGGCGAGAGACTGCCGAAAGATGTGACGGTGACGCATTGGATGGCGTTTCCGATGGTATAGGAGGGCTTATGGAAAAGAATGTCGTTGTTACGCAAGATATGGTTGACGCATTCACAGAGGAAATGCAGGAAGCATACAAAAAGTACGGTGATGATGAAGAAATCGTTCACATCATGATTGGCGGCATCATGTGTGAAACCTTAAAAAAGCTGGGATTTGCAGAAGGTGTGAGAATCTTTAACGAAGCACCGAAATGGTATGCGTAAGGAGCAGTAAACATGACGAACAAGAAGTTTGGAATCATCGTTATGGACTTGAGCCTTTTCGACTTTGGGCCGAAACCGCCTTGCGGGTACATCAAGGCAAAACATATCCGCCCAGCGTACGGCAAAGGCGCAAGGCCTGTCAAGGCGCATAAGCGAATCACGAGAACGAGAGAGGGATTCAGAAAATGAAAAACTTGTCAAAGAAGCACCTGAAACAGATTTACAGGCGCAGAAACAATTTCACTATGCTGAGCCGGTTCTTCCGCTCTGCACCAAGTAATCGAGATGATTACAGCAAGCTGATGGACTGGCGTTGGAGCATGTGTACGAACGTCTACTACATGATTCCGGGTGAGAAAATTAAGAGAAGGAGCAAAAGGACATGAGCATGGACGAAAAGGGTAAAAAATGGAAGAACTCAAAAGATGCCCATTCTGCGGAAAGAACGCAGTTTACATTGGTGTATGTGACGATGAAGGCAACTTTCATGGTCATTTGGGATGCGAGTACGAACAAGACCCGTGGAGCGGGCTTTCTTATGACTTGCATCACGAAGGATGGGGCAAATGTATCCTTTGCACGGATGGAGACAATCAAAGCATGGGTGGCGCACTGTTTGACACGGCAGAGGATGCTGTCGAAGCATGGAACAAACGCTACAAAGAGGATTGAGCATGGACAAAAAACGAGACAGCTTTACATTCCAACGATACTACTTTGAAGCCATCTCCACACTCAAAAGTAAAGAGAAGTTGGAACTATACGATGCAATCTGTGCATACGTTTTTGAAGGAAAAGATGCAACTTTGAACTCAAAAAAAGCAGAATCTTATTTCATTTTGATTAAACATCTGCTCGATGAAGAATCAAAAAGAAGCGATATTGCGTCAAAAGGATGGTCTACACGAAAGTCAGCTCATCCTCATGTCATAAATGAGATGAAAGTCAGCTCATCTATGAGTTCAAAGTCAGATGACAATGAGCCCATTGTATCAACTGACAGTCAGATGAACGTCAAGACCCTGCCGGAGAGTGCAGTCAAAAAGAAACCTGACATCTTCTCCGACTTTGCTCATGGCGATAAAGCCCTGCTGGAATCCCTGCGAGAGTTCGCACAGATGCGTACAAGAATCAAAAAGCCTATGACAGACCGGGCGAAACAGATGCTCTGCAACAAGCTGGAAAAGTTTGATCGGCATGATTGGAAAGCCATTCTCGACCAGAGCATCTATGCCGGGTGGCAGGACATTTACGCATTGAAACAGGATGACCAGTACGAGCAAAGTACGGAGATGGAGTTTCCTAGACTATGACAATGGACGTTCAAACGGTATTTATCGGTGCGCTGATGCTCTGCAAGCCGGGCGTTGTGGATGAAATCATACCAGACCTTGAACTTGACTTGTTCAAACCTGAGCTGAGAGACGCTTTTGCAGCTGTTCAGGGCTATTGGACGGCTAGGGGTAAGATAGATATAGTCGAGATAAACACGCAGCATCCAGACGTAGCGCAGACGCTCTTGGCGTGTGTACAAACCTGTGAATCAGAGTGTGTACGAATTGACAGGGAGCAGATGCAGCGTTGGGCACAGCTTATCAGAGAACAGGCTGCACTCACTCGTGTGCAAGGCCTGGCATTTCAGATGACCAGCGAGCTTACCGATTATTCTGATCTATCAGACATTTATCAGCAGATGGGCGAAGCAATGAGCCTGAAAGCTGAGGAAGAAGATGCGTGGACATACGAGGATGTGCTGAACGACTATGTGCTTCACATGGACGAGAAACCTGTGTACATCAAGACAGGCCTAGAACGTCTGGATGAAGCGCTGCACATCTCACCGGGCGATTTCATCATAATCGGCGGCAGACCGTCTGCTGGCAAGACAGCCCTGTCTCTGCAAATAGCAGCAAGCATGGCAAAGCAGGACTATACCGTGTACTATTTCAGCTTAGAAACAAGCAAACGCAAGCTGGGCGCACGTCTGATGGCCAATCAAATATACTGCCCTCTGGACACGGTGAAAAATAAGGCGGTCAGCTTGAATGAGATTGACGGACAGGCAAAGAACATAAAGATGCCTCTATATATCCGCTCCGCTGCCGGAAAGAACGTGGCGTGGATGAAGGCTCAGGCTCTCCGTAAAAAGGCTCAAGTCATCTTCGTAGACTATCTTCAACTCATCCACGAAACAGGCGCAAAGGACAGATATGCCGCCATTACAGCTATATCCATTGCCCTGCACGAACTGGCACAGACCACAGGCATTGTTGTGGTGGCACTGGCACAGCTCAATCGAAACCCATCCAAGCCCGGAGCAACGCCTACCAACTCCGACTTGCGAGAGAGCGGACAGATTGAACAGGACGCAGATGCAATCATCCTTCTGTCCGGTGATAACCCCGACAAGTACCTGTTCCGGCTGAGCAAGAACAAGGAAGGCGAGATAGGCGACCTTCCCATCACGTTTAACAAGCAGATTCAACGGTTCCAAGAGTATACTTGGATGGACTGAAAGGAGAAACACATGGATACATTGGAGAAGTTCATAGACAACGTGCAAGCAGGAGGGGGAAGATACGGTCTGTGCGATGCTTGTCTGAACCGTAAAGGAGACTACTGCTTGTTTTACAATTTGTATCGGCGAGACGAGAACGGAAAGCATACTGTAACGGCTCAAAAACTTGAAAGGGTAGAACGATGCAACTCTTTTAACTATGCTGGATGGCTGATATAAGCCTATAATCGCTTCTGCGCTCCAATCGTCACAGTAGAATAGGCAAGAAAAACAGATAACAGGGTTTGGGCGATAAAGTTACCGTCTGAACCCAATAAACATTTTTCATCAATGAAATTACAGACGCAAAAGGGCTACCAGCAATGGTGGCTCTTTTCTCTTTTTCGCAGAATCCACGAGAGAGCCTGTTTTAAGGCGTTTTAGATGCTAGACGATAACTTTATCGACTTCATCACAAAAACTCGCCACAGACGCTCGTAGGCTGCTCTCCGATGATGCTGATGGCATATAGCAGACTAGGCTATGCAATCAGACCGATGCAGGAGCGTAGAGAACGGCTTTTCAGGGTCAGGCGTGAAAGTTATCGGGTCAATCAGAAAAACGCGGCAGACAAGCTCTTGCACGCCTTTTCCGCGATGATAGCAGCCAGATGAGCGGATACAAACGACTATTTCTCCAATCACAGGGCTGATTAAGACAAAAAACGCTTTGACTATCACTTTCGCAAATGGCTTTCAAATTTTTGTCCCCTTTCCCCCTTGTTTCCTCTTTCCCCCTTTTGTCCCCCTCTTTCCCCTACAACCCCTATTACCCCCTATAATCCCCCTAATATCTTCCGTGCTCCCCCTTTCCCTCCCCGTGTGTTTAGCGCGTCCGCGGGCGTTATATGCGCGAGCACGCGCGTTGACGGAGCCGGGTGTGCCATGATAGTTCAAAAGTGAATAAATAACAGTTATGCGAAATTGTAAACTGATTCTTTCACCTATCTCAAAACTGCACCGTTAACCAGCAGAGCAGACCGTGGTCGAGAACTAGCGTGAGGTTCGGACTGGTGGATAGTCTACGACTATTTCACATGGAGAATTGACTTCATTTTGTAGTCGGTTGGATATGTATAAATGTTGCATAGCTGTATGAGCGGTTGATTACAAATTGAAAGCGTCTGAGCGGTCGGATAGTCTTATTGAATAGTTAAAAGTATTGAGATATTTGTCGAATGAGTAATCCTAGTTGGTTGGTATGATATGATTGCAGTTGTCGGTAATTAAATTTGAAAAGAACGAGCCGAATCGGATGATGCGACTATTACGGTAGAATAATAGTTAAAAAGATTGAGTAATTATTTGCGGCTATTATAATAAGTACGATGGTTAAATGTTTTGAGGTAATGTAATAAAGATTAAAATGGATAGGTGCCTTGACATATATTGATTTTGTGGAGGTCTGATGGCTTAGCGACTATCGCATCTCCATTTTCCTAAAAGGCGAACGACTATTTCACACAAAAAATACACGACTATTTGACGAAGACTCGAAAGAAAAAGCTGCGACTATTACTCTGAGACTATCAGCTGACTGCTCGTTACTATATATAGGACTTTCAAAAGCTAGTCATCTGACGACTTTACGACTATTCCGCGACTATTCGCCGGGAGAAACTACGACTATCGGCTACGACTATTCCAGCCGGAACGCTACGACTGTTGCTGACCTCTATTGGTTATCGGGCGAAAGCCCGAAAAGAGATACGGCGGTAGCCGTCAATGGTTCCGCCCGCCGCGCCCCTGCCGTTGGACTGCCCCGCCGGGTGCGGGAAGCATCGAGACGCCGCCAAGCTGACCCGGTACAGGTGGAGACGCTGACCCCTCCGGGCTGGCATGGTCTGCGATATGCTGCCGCCCTTATATACATTATTATAATAGGGCGGCTGTGCTAAGCTGTGCAGCGTCCGGGCGTGGCGGTGGTATCTGGTATCGGTGGAGGGGCTGCACTTGACGGTATGCCCTCCAGCGTGGCGCAAGTGGTGCATAGGCCGCTTGTGTGGCTGCTGTATTGTGTGCGCTGGAATGGGTCAAATTAACGGAAATGCCCCTGTAAAGCCCTGTAAACGCTTTTGATGTTTTGGCTGTATAATTGCATTGATAGCAGAAAATCTGCTGTGAACGCTTGTGTGTGGCTGATACGCCGCCGGGCAAAATAAAAGCCCTGCACCGTGTCGATGCAAGGCAAAAGAAAAACCCGGTCATTACTGGCCGGGTGGGATGCTTTTTATTTGGACGCCTTAAACAAGGCGCTGAAAAACCAGAAGAAAAACAGAAGTGTGGACAAAATCACAGCTTGCACCCCCCTTTTTATACCACGCTGAAACGCTTGTAGTTTGTGCGGGTGCTGCATTCTGCGTATACATCCGGGTGCAGCGTCTTCAAAAGCTTGCTATCGAGCCGCTTGTTTTCCCTATACTCGTTTATTCTTTTTTCAAAATCAGACATTTTTCAGTTCTCCAAAATTCCTTTATTCTTGAATAGCGTTCTCGGGTTGTGCTTTTCGTATTCTCTCCAATTTTCGCCGATCGCAAGCGCTGAGTTTTGCGCCCAAAATGGGACGCCCGCCCGGTCAAGCTGACCAAACAAAAAATGAATGGTTTTATCTGCCTTGTTCAAAAACCCGATATCGTCCGGGTCTTTTTCCCTGCAATAGGAGATCTCAGCCATCCAATATGCAAGGGATTCCAATAGGCCGTATGCCTTTTTATTTGCCGTGTATGTCATTTTGTGCGCCCCCTCAGCTGTTTAAAAACGCGATCATTACAAGCGCGCCGGAGATCATGCCGCCAACATACCAGATTGCAGCCCACTGGGAAAAGTCAAGAGTAATCATCTTTATACCTCCGTGTAACCGTCTGCAATGGCCTGAGCTTTAAGTCTGTCCATGTCATGCTTTGCTACAACAGGGACGTCCTTAGATACCCAGCCGTCAGGGACGCGGGAAAAGGTTTTTGCGTTTGTGTCGATGCACAAATAATGTGCGTTTCCATAATAGGTGTTCTTGGTTCTGAATTCTAGTTTCATGGTTTTGTCCTCCTGTTTTGGTTCAATGTGGTTGTGCTCATTTATTTCTGAGCTTGTCTATATTATATCATTTATATCTGAGTAGTCAAGGGCTTTACACAAAAAAATACAGATATAAATGAGTATAAATATAGCGTCCGAAATTGTACACTTTGCTGGACACGCTGCACACCCTCCAGCGTCCGCCGCTGGCACGATCGTCTCCTGATATCGTGTGCAGACCGGTGCAACGTGTCAAGCATCTGGGCGCGTTAGTGCGCCGTGTTTTGTATGGTCTGCGCTTGCATCTGGTACGGCCTGCGCTGTGCAGTCTGTCCGGGTGCGCTGGGGGCTGGGGTCTCCACCTCTGGGGTATATGGGGAGAGCCCGGGGTGGGGCGGTCGCCCCCTCTCGTAGAAAAAATTCAAAAAAGGCGTTTCTCTTACCAACACCCACCCCACCTTCACAAACCAAACCCTATCTGATTGTGCAAGTCTCCAAAAATTCCGAAAAAAACAAAAAGACCCCTTACGGAGCCATTGAATGTGTTATACTGGCAAAGGAAAGGTGGAATTAAAAATGCAAACGTTCAGTGGAATCATGCTGCTTGCTGGATTTATTCTAAGTGTGTGTTGTATCATCAATGCACTTAGAGGAAAAGGGAACAGTAAGTTCTGGTGCGGGTCTATCGCTTGTTATATTTGCTTTGGTATATTCTACGGAATCTATCAAAAAGATGGCAGAGACTTTGGAATCGGCTGTACGCTGGCCTTTGTAGCATACGGCGTAAAGATTATCTGGAATCTCCTGAAGTCGATTGTTAAGCACGAAAAGTATTCAGCGAAGAAAGACTTGATTGCTTTAGTTGTGTGCTTAGTGCTAGTTGTTGTTGGCATGAATCTTCCGTATGACAAGGAGCTGGAAGCAGAACGCGCGGCGGCTTCCGAAGAAAAAGTAGCATCTGAAGCCTTAGCTGCATCTATCAAAGCAGCGGAAGAAGCAAAATCTGCATCCGCAGAGCAGCAAGCTGAAAGTGAATCCGTATCTGAAAGCCAGTCTGAGCCCGAAGTTGAGAGCGAACCTCAGCCCGAGAGCGAACCTATCCATGTTGAAACGGAAGAAGAATACAAAGCATCTTGCGGAACCGTAGGCTACAAGGATTTATGCCGCTACCCGGAAAAGTACGCTGGAACAAGAATTGTAATCAAGGCAAAGGTACAGCAGATTATGGATGCTTCTCTTTTCAGCAGCGACAAGGCATGGCGCGTTCAGGATAACGAAGATGGGTATGATATGTACCTTGGAAACGAATACTATGCTGTTGATAAAAGGGAGAGCGGCTCTGTAAAGATTCTTCAAGACGACATTGTTACAATCTACGGAGAATTTACCGGGACAGCTGAAGTCACAAGAGCATTGACAATGACAAAAGATGAAATCCCTCGCATTGAAGTAAAGTACGCAGACCTTGTGGATGAATAAGGAGAACATAATGGAAAACAAAACGCCTAAGAGCGATTTGATTCCTTGCGAACACTGCGGTCACATGATTTCAAAAACGGCTAAGACCTGCCCTGAATGTGGCGGCAAAAACAGAAAATATATAAGCGCTGGCAAAGTTGTGCTTATAGTTGTCATGCTTATTATTTTTGCTTACCTTGAATTTATGCTTTCCGCTTCGTTCGCAGCGGGTTAATCTAAACGAAAAAAGCCAGCGGCTAGATGTTCTCTAACCACTGGCTTTTCTTATAGGCTGTTTACTTTACAATTTCACCGTGATAGGGATGGTACTCAACATTGGGCAAGGGCATCCAATACTTCACATCGTGCATGATGCACTTGTTGCCCCGGAGCAGAACCGGCTCGATCTCGCCGTTTTCGTCCGGTTCAAAGGAAAGCTGACCACTATCGACAACCTTTCCGTCACAAGCGATAACAGGCTCGTGGACGCACTCGCCGTAGTCAACGGTGCGCCAGAGTTTCAGCATGGTCTCGAAAGCGTAGTTGAGGTATTCCCCCATATCCTGAATCTTATCTGCGGTAAGCATAGTTATTCTCCTTTCACATGGGCATCTGGGTCTGGCCGTTTGTGACCTGAACCAACATAACGGAGTTCGCACACGGTCTCCACTTCTTGATGTACTCGACAGCTTCATCAAACCGCTTCTTCGGCACGTTGTTTCTGCTGTTTACATTGAACCAGTCCTGAATGTCTCGGTTGCATTCCATGAACAGCTTTTGAGAGACGCTGCGGCTCTTGTAGGCCGGGCTGTCCATGCCGCCAAGAGCGTTGATGACTACCGTGTTCACGACACGCTTCAACACACGCTGCTGGTTGTAGTCGATGGTCATAGTGTTCTCAAGAGCGGAAATGCGCTGCTCCTGCTTCATGGTGCGCTGGTCAATCACAAGGATTGCTTGCAGCTCCTTAGAAAGCCCTGCGAACTGGTTGACAGACACATTCTTCTCAAGGTCGATCAGCTTCTGGCGAATCTCCATACCCTCAGGTGTCCGCTGAATCATTGCAATGTGCTTTGCCATGTCCAGCTTGATGATGTGGTCGATTTGAACCTGTGGCATTTTACGCCCATCTTCACGGTGAACATTTTTGTTCTCCGTAAAATAGTCCGTTCCATCGACAAACCCGTATTCCACCATACGGGGAAACCAGATGTGATAAGGGGTCTTGATTTTGAGCTTTTCGTGCAGTTCCCGACCCAGCACTACCTTTTCGCCAGTGTCGGTATCATACACAGGGATAACATCTTCGGAGAAGATACGGATGTTTTCAAGGCTATTATTCATAAAATTTTATCCTTATGTCTTGCGAGAGCAAGCCATCTTTGGTATAATAACCCAAAGAGGGTCTATACTCTCTGGATGTGTTATGATACGTTCGCTGCGGTCGCCAAACTTTAGCGAGCGTATCATTTTTCGTTTTCATTGGTCTCCGGGATTGGATGCACTTCAAAGAATGTGTCACGGATGGCTGCTGCCTGTGCGACCTTGTGTTCGGTGCAATAGGCTTTCAGCCACTGGAATTGCCGTTCGGTCAGTGCAACAGTGAACGTGTGATTGTGCCGTTCGAGATAAGGACTGTACATAAACTCACCTCCCTTCATGTAGGTGCAACCAGTATATGCAATATGTTGTGGTTTGTCAATTACGCAAACGCTTAATGTAGTACTGGTATCTGTACAAAATCCAAAAGTTTGTAGACTTGCACAAAATTTAACTGTTGTTTTTGGCTGCTCCGGCTTCGTACCCTGCCCGGTAGTTCAGCTCGGACAGCTTGCCCAGCGCTTCTGCGTACTCCCTGTCCTCGCTGGTCGGCTCCTTGCCGTGTGTGAGGGTTTTTAGAAATTCTTCGGTTGTCGTAGGAAAGTTCATGTTTTTTGCTCCTTTCTATTGCAGAAGCGGTCTGCTTCTGCTATAATAATTGACAGAAACCGAGACTGCGCCCTTGGTTGCGCAGCTTCTGTTTTGTGGTGGAATAGGTCATCAGTGCAACTTTGGTCGGTGGTGCTGATGGCCTATTTTTTATGCCACAAAGGATAAATCTGCCGTTGCTGGCTGATTCATCGTGTGTTCTGCTGTCTTAGATTATAGACGCTTGGTATATAGTTGTCAACAGCCCAATTTGTATAATTTGTACGTTAAAACACGTTTTAGTGTACATTTTTGATAGTGGTTTTGACACTTTAATGTGTTAGAATTGGGGAGGAAATTTATAGTAAAACTTGATAATACGATAATTATACAAGCTGTAAACTAACACGAAAAAGTGTTGATGAAAAATTGACCCTATTGATAGTAAACATTTAATTTTTTACTCTTGACAGTCATATATATCTGAGTTATAATTGGTTCAGAGAAAGGAAGATGCAAAATGAGGGCAGGAGAAATTGTTTCTGAAATCATGAAATCTCAAAATGTCAAGGTTTCAGATATGTGCTATAAACTAAAAATCAAATCGAATGTTTTTTGCAATCGGCTTGTTCAAAAAAACATGAGTGTGAAAGTTTTAGACGAAATGCTGAGAATCCTTGATTATAAAATTATGGTGGTTCCTAGAGGAACTAAAGTTGATGGCGGATATGATGTTGAGTAAAACGAATTGGGCGGAGGTGTGACATGCAATACTTCTTAGCTAGAGTGTCTAGTAAGGAACAAAGTCTTGCAAGACAGCTTAAAATCGCACGAGATCGGTTTGACATCCCGGACGAGAACGTATTTTGTGATAAAATGACAGGCAGTAGCTTTGATCGCCCGCAATATAAACGATTAAAAGAGACTGTCAAGGCTGGGGATGAGGTCATTGTTAAGGAATTTGACCGATTCGGGCGTGACAAAGACGAGATGAAGCGAGAACTTCAGTGGTTTAAAGAAAAAGGCGTGATTGTTCGCATCCTTGACATTCCAACTACGCTGATTGATTTTCAAGACCAGACATGGGTGCTGGAAATGGTGAACAACATCCTTATTGAAGTTTTGGGCGCAGTAGCTGAACAGGAGCGCAAGAAAACCAAGCAGCGTCAGGCAGAGGGTATAGCTGCTATGCCCATTGTTGACGGCAAGCGAGTGTCAGCCAGAACAGGCCGTAGCTTCGGCAGACAGGAAAAGCAAGTTGACGAGCAGCAGTTTGAAAGCCTATTAAAACAACAGAAAAAAGGCGAAATCACTGTAAAAGAGTGCTGCAAGCAGCTTGGCATAGGGAAATCCACTTGGTATGAGCGTGTCGAAAGATACGCAAATAAAAATAGCGGCAGCCCAACCACAAGCCACCGCTAAGAGTACACCAACTTCATCAAAACAGGAAAAAGAATGGTGCAACCACAGTATACCATTTTTTTCTCCAACAGGCAAGAGAAAAGGAGAACAACATGGAAAAGCAAAAACCGTTTTATTGGGATTTTATCAAAAAAGATGCAGATTTGACATTTCGTTCGGTTTTCGATTTTGTAAACTGCAAAGATTTTACTTCCTTTATGCTGGAATGCCAATCTAAGAAATGCAATGTTTTGTTTTATGATGAAAACATATTTTTTGATTTCAAGAAAGAAGGCCCTTCCGAAACGTTTAAGCGGCAAATGAGAGTTGCTCTTCTTACATTTATTTTGGAAAGCATTCCCGCAATAGCAGAAGATTATCTTGCGTATTTTAAGAAATACGCTGGATGGAAGAGCGATAAAACGTTTACTCCTACCTTAATCGAAAAGAAGGAAAGACTTGACCGCGAAACGTGGCTTGATGAGCAAGCGAACATTATTTGACCCGCCAGACATGGTGTCGGATTGCTGAACAGAACAGGCGAAAGGAGCAAGAGCCTATGGATAAGTGGAACAACAGAAACTCGTATGACTGGCTTGCGGGGGCAGTCGTTGGACTGCTTACCGGGTTCTTCATTGTGGTTGTGGTTGCGAGGTGCGTCATGTGATATTTTCAGCTGACATTGTCCGCAACTAAAATAAAACCGAATATTCAATTTTTGTGCAGTTGTAGGCACTCTTTACATTTTCAGGTAGGGGGTGCCTATTTTTTTATGCAGTCAAAACAGTGTATCGCCATCATTGACAGCATCAAAGCGTATGCAAAGCAGAATCCGACCGAAGCACAGGTCTATGAGGACTGGTTTCAGGCGGTCGTGAACCTTAGAGATGCTCTGCCGCAAGACAAGCGGTTCGATACCTACAAATACTCTGGTGAGCTGCGCTCTGTCTGTGCAGCCATGATGGGCAAGATGAAAACAAGCGAGGACGTTGCAAAGGTCTATGATATTATCAGCCGGACATACCTGTTTGAAGCGAAAGATGTGTTCGACAGCTATTGCATCTACCTTGAATGGAATCGTGCGCCAGAGAAGAAGTTCTATCAACCCAGACGCAGAGTGCTGAAAGTGCTGGCAGACGACCTAGAGGACTTGTTCTATAAGCGGATAGATTTCTTGGGGGTCAGTCTTCCGACTCGCGTGGGCAAAAGTACGCTGTGCATCTTCTTCATTACATGGCTGATGGGCAACCGTCCTGACGTTGCATCGGTTATGAGCGGACATTCCGATAAGCTGACCAACGGCTTCTACGGCGAAGTACTGTCCATCATTACAGACCCTGTGACCTACAACTGGGGCAAAATCTTCCCTGACGTTCAGCTTGTGGACAAGAGCGCAAAGGACGAAAGCGTTGACCTGAACCGCAAAAAGCGTTTTCATACCCTTACTTGCCGCTCCATTGGCGGTACGCTGACTGGTGCTGTTGAAATTGGCGAGGGCGGCGTTCTGTATAGCGATGACTTGATTGAGGACTTGGAGGAAAGCCTGAATGTTGAGCGTCTGAACAACAAGTACGATGCCTATCTGAACCAGCTAAAAGACCGTAAAAAGCAGGGCGCATTGGAGCTGATGGTCGGTACTCGCTGGAACGTGCTTGACCCTCTGGGGCGCATCCAGAACCAGTACGCAGACAATCCAAAGTACAAATTTCGGGTGATTCCCGCTGTGGACGAGAACGGACACAGCAATTTCAATTATGACTACGGCGTGGGATTTGACGATGCCTACTATGCCGACATGAAAGCCAGCATTGACGATGCAACATGGTGGGCAAAGTACATGGGCAAGCCTTATGTGCGTGAAGGTCTGCTGTTCCCTGCCGATGAACTGCGGTATTTTAACGGCGTTCTGCCTGATGGTGAGCCCGATCGCAAGCTCATGGTCATGGATATTGCATGGGGTGGCGGTGATTTTACCGCTTGCCCTATCGCCTATGTGTATGGTGATGCCGTGTTCATTCCTGACCTTGTGTTCAATAATGGCGATAAGACCGTGACCAGACCGGAAGTCGTGGGCAAAATCATCCAGCACAAAATCAATGTGGTGCGTGGAGAAGCCAACAACGGCGGCGATGAATATTGTGATGTGGTAGACAGCCAGCTCCGGCAGCAGGGCTATCACTGCTCTGTCCGCAGCCAGCGTGCGCCCAGCGGTCAAAGCAAGCTGTCCAGAATCATCCAGTATGCGCCGGATATCAAGCGGTTTTACTTCCTTGACGAGAAGCACCAGTCGAAAGAGTACAAAGCGTTCATGGAGCAGGTGACGATGTTTACGCAGCTTGGCAAAGTTCCGCACGATGATGCACCGGATAGTCTAGCACAGCTCGCTGATGAATTGTATAACGGAATCAGTAAAATCGAGCCTGTCAAGAGGCCATTTTGATTAAAAACACAATATATTGTGTTCGCTGGGTCTATTTATTTGATTTCACCACTTGACAAGGCTTATAATGTACGCAGGAAGTTTTGCAGCTTCCCTTAAAGGAATAGCTTTCACGCGGGGTTTTGTCATTTTACTCGCTTGCGCGTTAACGAGTGTATTCCTCCTTTCACCGGTGGAGGTTTTCTCACTCTTTCGCCTTCACCGGGCTTTATATGTTGCGTTTCCAATTGTAAGGGGAATGCTATCCTGTCTCCCCCACGGCTAGCAAGCAACGGTTCGATTCCGTTACGCAGCACAACCAACTACCTAGCTTTGCATGGACTTATTCTACAAAACCTCCACCGCTATTCCCGGCTCTCAATGTAATGTTTAGGCATGACATTTCAAAGAGCGGCGGTTAAACAATTAAGCCGGGTTTTTATGTTGCATTAGCTCAGTATGGCTAGAGCATCCGGCTCATAACCGGACATACATTGGTTCAAATCCATTATGCAGCACCAAAATTGCAGCTGACCCGTTTACGTCTGTCCAACAACTGAATGTAAAGGCTGCAATGGTTTTCTTCGGGCGAAGAATAGCACGGCTGGAAGTGCGAACAGTTTCCCAGTAGCTTCTGACAGGTCTGTGCTCAACAGCCTGTTTCCAGAAATCCAACGAAAGGAGCACAGATGGTAGCAAAAGTTAGATGCAAGCGTCCTCGAAAAGACGCAAACGGCAATCCGTGTGATTGCGGACGTTATCTTGGCGAAGTGGAAGGCAAGTTCTCTCTTCTGTGCCCCCTTTGCCATTGGATTACAATTGGAGATTCCAATCTTCCAAAAGAAACGTGGGTCTCCGTGCCGAAGTTTAAGAACTAAATAGCTTTTGAAGCGCAGTTGTAAGCGCAGTGAGATAGACCTTAACAGGTTTGTCTTGCTGCGCTTTTTATTTTGCCGGAAAGGAGAAGCCTACCGTGAGATATGGTGTGCCATATCGTGGCAGCAAGAACAAAATTGCACAGTGGGTTATCTCTAATCTTCCTGCTGGTGACACGCTGATTGACCTGTTTGCTGGTGGCTGTGCGGTCACGCACGCTGCATTACTGTCTGGCAAATGGAATTGCATTGTAGCAAATGACATTGGCGATGCACCGCAGTTGTTTATGGATGCTGTTCATGGCAAGTATGTCAATGAAAAGCGTTGGATTAGCCGTGAAGAGTTTTACCGTTTGAAAGATTCTGACCCTTATGTTTCGCTTTGCTGGAGCTTTGGAAATAATCGCACGGATTACCTCTACTCAAAGGAGATTGAACCGTGGAAAAAGGCTTTGCACTACGCAAGAGTGTTTGACGATACATCGCTTTTGCGTGAGTTCGGAATCAATTCGGACGGAAGCTCAAAAGACATCAAGCTAAACAATGGTGAATATAAAAAACTTTATTCACAGTGGATCGGACATCAAGCAAAGCATAAAAGGCTTTATGATTTAGAACACCTTGCAAGGCTAGAGAATCTTGAACGCTTGCAGAATCTTGAACGCTTGCAGAATCTTGAAGGTCTGCAAAGGCTTGAAGGTCTGCAAAGGCTTGAAGGTCTGCAAATAGATTATAGGGATGTGCAAATTCCATTAAATGCGGTTGTATACGCAGACCCCCCTTATAAACGAACAAACTGCACAGGCTATAAACGTGGTTTTGACCATGAATCGTTTGAAAGGTGGCTTTCGGAAGTCCCGTTTATGGTGGTTGTTAGCGAGTATGAAGCGCCAAATGGATGTTTGGAAGTTGCAAGCATAAAGAAGCAATCTTCTATGGGCACTGGGAATAAAGGCGGTTCTAATACTGAAAAGCTGTTTGTTCAAAAGCGATTTGCTGAATTGTACAAACAGATGATGGGGAGATTTTGACGGAAAGGAGGAACACATGGCTGAGTATCAGATGGTCGTTGGCGGATTTTTGAATAATCCGCTGACTGGACGCAGACCGATTGAAACGCCGGAGACGGAAATCAATCGGGAGAATGTACTGAAAGTGGTAATGGGCAAAGCAGAGCCTATTCATCTGCTGAACAAGAACGAGATTCGCTTTCTGCACAACTACTACTTGGGCAATCAGCCTGTCCTCCACAGAACGAAGGAATACCACGCGGAAATCACGAACCGCATTGTAGAGAACCACGCCAACGAGTGCGTGGGCTTCTATACAGGATATATGAGCGGCACGCCGTGCTCTTATGTGCGGTCTGAAACGGCAACAGGTGACGGTGAGGAAATCGCCCGGCTGTCTAATGCCTTGCAGTATGAGGGTAAGGATGCGCTTGATCGGCGGCTCTGGCAGTGGATGTTGGAGTGCGGACAGGGATACCGCATTGTTCTTCCTGACAAGGGGTATGGCGGTAACTACCCGGACGAAACGCCTCTGCTGGTAGATGTTCCCGACCCAGACATGGCGTATGTGATTTACAACTCCGGTATCGGTCACAAGCCGATTGCTAACGTGCTGCACATCCCACGCAATTATCAAAATGACCTGAACGACCTGATTTGCGTGTACACGCCAAACCAGTACTTTGAAATCGACAACGGCAAGGTCACGAAATCTGAGAACCATTCTCTCGGAATGTTGCCGATGGTCGAATACAAGCTCAACCCGGAGCGCATGGGTCTGTTTGAACCGGCTATTCCTGTTTTGGATGCCATTAACGACCTTGAAAGCAACCGTCTGGACGGTGTAGCGCAGTTCATCCAGTCCATCATGGTGTTCACAAACTGCCTTGTGGACAAGGATGCTCTCGACCAAGTAAAAGAGCTTGGCGCAATGTGCCTGAAATCCACTTCTGGTCTGCCCGCTTCCGTCTCACAGATTGCAAACGAGCTTGACCAGCAGCAGAGCCAGACCTTACTTGATTCCATGTTGAACGTGTACCGTAGCTTGACTGCCATGCCTAGTGCTACCGGCAGCGAGAACGCAACGTCTGACAACGTGGGCGCAGTTATCGTCCGAAATGGCTGGAATCACACAGAAGCAAGAGCACAGCAGTACGAGAATATGTTCAAGTTCTCGGAACGCCAAAGCTTGTCTGTAATGCTGAAAATCCTGCGTGACACGGCTGGTTCTAAGCTAATGGCAAGCGACATCAACATCAAGCTGCCACGCCGTCAGTACGACAACCAGCAGAGCAAGGTTCAGATTTTCGCACAGATGCTCGGTCAGAGCATTGACCCGCAGTTGGCGTTCACTACGCCCGGTCTGTTTCCCGACCCACAGGCTGCTTACGAAATGAGCAAGCCCTTCCTGATTGCCGCTGGCAAGCTAGGCGAGGATGGGAAAGCTCCGAAGCCGCAGGAACAGCCTACTGACAATATTGCCGACAACGGCAAAATGTTTGGCGAACAGGCTAATGCAAAGGAAGGAGGACAAAAATGAAGAAGCTGTTTATTTCTTGCCCGATGAAGAATCGGTCGGAAGAAAATATTCGGATGACGTTTGACCGTTTGCACAAGATTGCCGAAGCAGTGTACGGTGAGAGCCTTGAGGTTATCCCTACCTATATTGAGGATAATCCACCTAAGTGCAGAACTGAAGGGCTTTGGTATCTTGGCAAGAGCATCGAACTCCTCTCGCAGGCTGATTATTTCATCGGTATTTGCGGCGATAATGCGTGGCTGTATAACGGCTGCACTGTGGAGGCTGACGCTGCAAAGCTTTATGGAATGCCGGTTTATCTTGTCCCTACAAATTTTTCTGCGCCTGATGTAACAAGCGCAGAAGCGGTTTATAACGCAGCAGGAGAACGAATCGACTAAAAATCAATCCGCATAAGCGGGCTGATATATTCCGGCAGGGAAGCCGGGATACAAATTTCGCAACGTTGCAGGGAAGCAACGGTAAAAAAACGCAGGAGGAAATTAACGATATGAAACTCAATGTGTTGCTTGGTGATGCTTACAAAGAGGGTATGACCGCCGATGAAATCATTTCTGCGCTGGAAAAGGTTGCAGACCCTAGCGCAGAGGTCGAGAAGCTGCGCAACGCCGTGACGAAAGCCAACGGCGAAGCCGCCGAGTACAAGAAGCAGCTCAAGGCAAAGCGTACCGATGACGAGAACGCCGCACAGGAACAGGCTGACAAGCTGGCAGAGATGCAGAAGCAGATTGAAGCCCTGACTGCCGACAAGGAGAACCTCGTCAAGGAAAAGACCCTCGCATCTTACCGTGAGAAGTTCGTTGCACAGGGTTATGACGCTGAACTGGCTGGCAAAGCTGCATCTGCACTGGCTGACGGCGACATGGATAAGGTGTTTAAGTTCCAGTCGGAGTTTATGACCGCCCACGACACCGCTTACAAGGCTTCTCTGCTGAAGGATATGCCCACTCCCCCGGGCGCAAACGGCGGCGGAAATTCTGACAGCGAAGGCGTGGCATTTGCCAAGAACCTTGCGCAGCAGAACGCAAATGCTTCTAAGGCATCGAGTGACGCAATGAGTGCTTTCCATTAACAAGGAGGAAAACATGAAGTTTATCCGAAACACGGTCAACGGAATCAACGATACCATCCTTGCTTCCAATGACTACACTGCCATTCCCTTTACCGTGACCGAAGCCGCTGCGGTTAAGGCTGGCTACCCTATGACGCTGGCTGGCAAGAAAGCTGTTGCTGCTGGCGAGACTGGTTCTAAGACCATCAACGCTGACGGCATCCTGCTGTATGACGTTGACCCGGCAGAGAACCCCAATGCTTCCCTGCTGATTCGTGGCGTTATTGACACCAAGAAGGCGGCAGCAAGTTCCAGCTTCACCTATGACGCTGACGCAATCAAGGCACTCAAGACTGCCGTTCCCGGCATCTTCTGCCGTGACAACATCAGCGTAAACGCTTAATAGGAGGTAAAACAACATGGCACTGAATCTTAAGGAAGTCTTTGCCCCGGCTGCGATTGCCGCCTATTGGACGAATGACCCTACCAATGCGATTCCTTTTGCATCTGATGCGCTGTTCCCTGCAAAGAAGAAGGCTGGTCTTGACCTGAAATGGCTGCGTGGTCACAAGGGCGTTGGCGTTTCCCTGATGCCCAGTGCATTTGACGCAAAGGCTACGTTCCGTACCCGTGAGGGCTTCAAGTTTGATGAGACCGAGATGCCGTTCTTCCGCGAGGGCTACCATCTGGGCGAGAAAGACCGTCAGGAAATCCTGCGTGTTCTGGACAGCAACGACCCCTACGCTCGTGACGTGATGAACCGCCTGTACGATGACACTGCACAGCTTATCACCGGCGCACGCATCGTGCCTGAGCGCATGATCTGGCAGCTTCTGGCTCCTACCAGCGGCGTTCCCAGCATCACCATCAAGGCAAACGGCGTGAACTACACCTACAACTACGACCCGGACGGCACTTGGAATTCCACCAACTACAAGGAAGTCTCTGCCGCAAAGTCTAAGTGGAACGTCACCACCGCCACCCCCATTGCTGACCTGAACGCCGCAAAGGACGCTGTTTTGGCAAGCGTGGGCGAGGTTGTGACTGAGGTGTACATGAACACCGCTACCTTCCGCAACATGATTGCTGCGGATGAGGTGAAGAACCGGTTCATGACCGTCACCGCAAAGGCAAACGCCGTTCTGCTGGACGCTGAAGCACGGCAGATTATCGAATCTGCAACCGGTCTGACCATCCATCTGTACGACAAGATGTTCAAGGCAGACCAGTACAGCGCAAGCGAGAAGTATCTGCCTGACGGCATGGTTGTTATCACCCCTGCTGGCGCACTGGGCAATGTCTGGTATGGCACTACTCCCGAGGAAGCCGACCTGCTGTCTGGTCAGTCTGGCGCATCCGTGTCCATCGTGAACACTGGCGTTGCCATCACCACCGAGCTGACCGTTCACCCGGTCAACGCCAACGTCTACGCTTCCGAAATCGTCCTGCCGTCCTTTGAGCGTATGGACGCTGTGTACTGCATCAAGGCCTACTAAGGCGAAAGGAGGAAAGCAGCATGGGAGACCAGTATTCTGAAGCGGCAGTCAAGCTGGGGCAGTACATTGCTCCTGCACTTGACCGTGAAGTCACGGACGAGGACTACCCACTCTTCGACCTGCTGCTTGATTTCGCTAAAGACAAGATATTTGCACAGGGCTATCCCTTCAGCAACAGACCGGACGAGCTGCCCTTGCAGTATCAGTCATTGCAGATACGCATTGCAGCGGAACTGTACAACCACATCGGCGCAAACGGACAAACGAGCTATACCAACAACGGTATCACTCGTGTGTGGGAAAGCTCTGATGTGGCGCAGTCTCTGCTAAACGAAGTGGTTCCGAGAGTAGGTGTTATCGGCTGATGTTTAATGGTAGTCCGCTGGATAAACGCCCGCTGTGGTATTCAAACCCAGTTGGCGAGAAAACGCCTGTTGTGGACGAGTGGGGAAATGAGACTGGCGAATCCGCATACGAATCGTGGAGTGACCCCGCAAAACTGATGCTGAACGTCAGCCCGCCTACCGGTTCTGCGGAAGCAAGCCCTTTTGGAGCGTTCACGGATTACAGCTATGTGGTCAGTTCGTCCAGCAAAAAGCATAACACTCCACTTTATGAGGGTACGCACGTTTGGTTTCAGACGGACGTTTCAAAGCCATTCAATTACATTGTGGTCAAGGTCGCAGAGCATATCACGGACACGTTGTATGCGCTGAAGGAGGTGGCTGCAAGTGAAAATTAAAGTGAGGTTGAGCGATGCCGGACTTCGTGATGCGGAACGTCAGATACAGGAATACAAAACCACCCTGAACAAAAAGGCGCAGGAGTTTGCAAAGGCGTTGGTTGACAAAGGGCTTGATGTGGCGAAAGTTCGCTTTGCCAATGCAGAATATGCCGGTAGCAACGATGTCTCTTGCCGTGTTGAGCAAAACGGGAACACCTGCACCATCATTGCAGAGGGCAAGGCAGTTGCCTTTATCGAGTTTGGCACTGGCGCACATCACAATGGATATGGCGGCGAATTACCGCCCGGCGTTGGGGCGCATGGCTCCTACGGTCAAGGTAAGGGTGCTGGCAGACGTTGGTACTACTACGGCGACCCCGGCAATGCTGGTACGCCTGTCAAACAGGTGGATGGCAAAGGCCAGTTGAATTACACCGATGGCAACGAGCCAGCTATGGCTATGTGGGGAGCTGTTGAAGAAATGGCTTCTCAGGTCGAAGCAACATGGAGGGAGGTTTGGAATAGTTGATTGATTATTTCAACTCTATCTTCACGGCTGTTGCTAAGGAACTGCGAAAGCAACTTCCCGGCATCTTCGTTACTGGTGAAATCAATGACAGCAACGTCAAGAAGTTCCCGTGTGTGCAGATAGAGGAAAACAGCAACCTCCCGGTTCATCGGGATTCTGCCAGCCACAGCAAGTACGCTGCTGTTTCCCTGCGTGTGCGTGTCTATTCCAACAAAACAAGCGGACGCATTGCAGAAGCCCGCTCCATTGTGGACATCGTGGATTCTGTATTGGAACCGCTCAATTTCTATCGAAAATCGTTTGCCCCGTTGAATGGGCTGTACAACAATTCCGTCTATCGGATTGATTGCAGCTATGGGGCAACAATCGGAGAGGACGGAATGATTTACCGAAACTAAGGAGGTAAACATTCTATGGCAACTGGAATTTCCAGCTACGGAATTACTCTTTATGAAGGAACTTCCGGCACTATGACCAAGCTGTGCGACATCAAGGATTTCCCTGACTTGGTTTCTGACCCGAACCTTTTGGATGTCACTACTCTTTCTGACCCCATGCAGAAGCAGATTTTTGGCATCAACCAGTCTGATCTTAAACCCTTTAACGCATTCTACAACAAGACGGATTACGCCGCCGTTACCGAGCGTGGCTACAAGGATTCGGACGGCGAACTCAATGCAACGCATCATTATGCTCTGAAGTTCTCTGATGGTTCTGGGTTTACTTGGGATGGTATGCACCAGTGCGGTATGTCCGGCGCAGGCGTTGATGAACCGTTGGAGTTCCCCATCAACATTATTTTCCTGAGCAAACCCAAATGGGCTGAAACGGTTTCCCTTGACGTTAGCTAATACATCTTAATCAAATCAATCAAACCGGGCAGAACTGAACATCGGATTTGGTTCTGCCCCTATTTATAAAGGAGAGCATTTATTATGGCTGCTAAGGTTATCAACTTTCATTCCCCCGATGGCAAGAACACTTATGAGCTGACTTTCACCCGTGACAGCGTGGAAGCTACCGAACGTGCAGGCTTTCAGATTGGCCAGTACACCCAGATGACCAACCTGCTGTCCAACTCTCGTGCTCTGTTCTACGGCGCTTTCATCGCACGGAACAAGGGAATCAAGCGCAAGGTCGTTGACGAGATGTTTCAGCATATCGAGGAGAAGGAAGACCTGATGGGCATTCTGCTTGAGATGTTCATGGACGCTTCTAAGTCTCTGCTGGCAACTGATACTGAGGACAAGACCGCAAAAAACGCAACGTGGGAGATTGTGTAACCGCACAATCTCAGGAATCAGACGGAGAGGGAGAACCGTTTTCCTTCTCCAAGCTGTTCCACGATGTAGAAGCCTATTACATCTCTATCGGTATGACTTACGAGCAGTTCTGGCACGGCGATGTCTGGCTTGCTAAGGTATACCGTGACGCAGAGGAGCTGCGAGAACGCAGAGCTAATGCAGAAGCATGGAGAAACGGTTTTTACATGGCATCTGCGCTTTCCTCTACGGTTGGCAATATGTTCCGAAAGAAAGGGTCTAGTCCCATCAAGTACATGGATAGACCGATTCCCCTTACTCAAAAGGAGAAAGACGAGTATGAATACCAACGCGCAGTTGAGGCGCAGGAGCGAATCAAGAAAATGATGTTCTCTATGATGGAAAGTGATGGTGGTAGTGATGGCTGATGTTGATATTACAAGCTTATCCGTAGAAATCTCTGCGGAATCGCAGGGCGCAGAGCTTAATATCGACAAGCTCGCTACTGCCATTTCTAATTTGCGGACAAAGGGCAACGTCACAAAAGTTGTGAACAGCCTTGATAAGCTGGCTAGTTCTATTGCAACGCTGAAACAGGCATCCGCTGGAATGTCTGGGCTGGACAAAATTACCAGCTTTCTGAATGGATTTTCCAACGTCAACACGACCGCAAGCGCAAAGAGCATCAACACGGTCGTGAATGCAATCAAGAAGATTCCTGCGGCAGTCTCCGGTTTGAACGGTGTGGATTTCTACTCCATGTCTGGAAGCATCACTCAGCTTACTAATGCTTTGGCTCCTCTGTCCATTCTGGACGCATCGAACCTTAAAGTTCTTGGCAGCGCTTTCAATGCGATCGGAAAGGTTCCTGACCTGACCGACAAGCTGAAAGCGACAGACCTTGATTCTTTTGCAAGCTCTTGCCAGAAGATTTCTACCGCCCTTACTCCCCTTGCATCTCAGCTCGACAAGGTAGGCAATGCTTTTGCAAAGCTCCCTCCGCAGTTGAGCAAAGTGGTCACACAGGCAAACCGCGTGACCGCAGCCAATGAAAAGCAGCGCAAGAGCTATCTCAGTCTGTCCAATCAGATGAACGGCTTTATGCGGAACATAGCAAAGCTGGTTTCGTTGAAAGCCATTGCTGAGTATCTTGGCAACGCTGTTGCGAAGTTTAATGACTTTTACGAAGCAACAGACCTGTTTCATAACGCTATGGGCAATTTGAGCGGTGAAGCCGATACACTCATTAGCAAGATGCAGGGCTTACTTGGCGTTGACCCGACCAAAGCGATGACTTACATGGCTACCATTCAGAGCTTAGGTACTTCGTTTGGTCTGACTAGCGACAAGGCATACGTTCTGTCTAAGAACCTGACTCAGCTTGCCTACGATGAAGGTTCCTATTGGAACAAAAACGTTGCTGAAACCTTTACTGCAATGTCATCCGCAATCTCTGGCGAGATTGAGCCTATTCGCCGTTTGGGCGTTGATCTGTCTCAGGCGCGGTTACAGCAGGAACTTCTTTCTCTGGGCTTTAACAAGCAGGTTTCTAGTCTGTCTCAGGCAGATAAGGCAGTTCTGCGTTACATTGCCATTATGAAGCAGACCGCCAATGTGCAGGGCAATCTTGCGCAGACCATTCAAAGCCCCGCCAACCAGATCAAGATTCTAAAAGCCCAGCTGGATATGCTGGCAAAGTCTGTTGGCTCTCTGCTCTACCCTGCCCTGAAATCCATTCTCCCCCCGCTGATTGCCGCTGTTCAGCTCATTCGAGAGTTTGTTGAGTGGGTGGCAAAGCTAATGGGCGTGAAGGTCGTGTTCACTGATTTCACTAAAAGCGCTGACAGCGTTGGCGGTATCGGTGACGCAATGGATAACACAACCGATTCGACAAAGAAAGCCGCCAAAGCCCTCAAAGACTACACGATGGGTTTTGATGAGCTGAACATCATTGACCCCACACAGGGAAGCTCTGGCTCTAGTGGCGGCGCATCTGCTGGCAACATCTTGGGCGATGTAGACCTGTCCGGCTACGATATGTTCAAGCAATACAATGAAGAGTTCGCAAAGCAGATTGATGCTATCAAGCAGAAAATCAAGGATATGCTACCGATTATTGGTGCTATCACCGCCGCACTTGCGTTGTGGAAAATTGTTGATTTTCTGACGGACATTGCGACAGCAATTTCCAAGATGACAGAATTGCAAAAGTTGGCTCTTTCAATTGCAACGGTTGTTGTCGAAGCATCGTTAGTATTCAGTTTTGCAAAAGGCTACGCATCTAGTGGAAATCCTCTTGAGCTTTTAGGCGAAGTGGTGTCTGCTGCGTTTGGTTCTTTTGTTCTTTGGCGCACAATGGGCGCAGATGGCATTACGCTTGGCATGGGCATCGCTTTTGTGGCAAGCCTTGCAGGTCTTACTTATGCGCTTGGCACTGGCGAAGCAAATCTTGGCGATGCAAGCACATGGATTCAATCCGCTTTAACTACTGCTTTTGGTTCCATTGCGGGCATCACGTTGCTCACTAATCTTGGCGTAGCCACTGGTACAGCCGCAACGCTTTCTATCGGTCTTGCAGGTCTTATTACCTTTGCTGGAATCACATTCTCTCTTGGCGAAAAGCTGAAAGAATTTCCGGTTCTTAATACCATCATTGCGGCTTTGATGGGAATTTTTGGTGGCGTTGCTGGTGCTGGCGTTGCATTGCTTGTTGGTGCAAGCCTTCCTGTTGCTGGAGCCGTTGCCGCTGCTGGTGTCGGTATTGGCCTTGTTCTTCACTGGGCTGGTATCAAATGGGGCACTAAAGAGAGCGGCGAAAAAACAGATGCTGCCGCAGAAGCCGACATTAAAATGCATCATGTCGAAAATGTTTTTGAGCAGCGCATTGAAGCCATCAAGCAAATTATCGTTACCAAGTGGAATGCGGCCATTGATTTTATGACTTCTCTTCCCGGAAAGGTTGGAGATATCATAAATAGCATTGGCGAGTGGTTCAGCTCTCTTCCTGAAAAAATCGGCCATGCCCTTGGCTTTGCCGTCGGCAAAATCGGGGAGTGGGTTGGAAACATGGTCGTTACTGTAACAACCGAAGTTCCCAAAATCGTTTCGTCTGTTGTTAAGTTTTTTGAAGAACTGCCGGGAAATATTTGGACTGCAATCTTAAAGACTCTTGATACTATTTCCGAATGGCGAAAGAGAATGGTGGCTTTTGTTGTTGTTGAAATTCCCAAAATCATTTCGTCTATTGTCAGTGAGTTCAAAAAACTTCCTGGCGAATTGAGAAAACTCGGCAAATTCATTTGGGACGGTCTAATCAACGGCCTAAAAGACGCATGGAGTACCGTTACAAATGGCATCAAGAGTTTCACTGATGGTTTTGTCAACGGTTTCAAGGACGCTCTCGGCATTCACTCCCCTTCTACTGTATTTGCGGAGATTGGCGGTTACATCGTTCAAGGTCTTGCAAACGGCATCAATGCTGCGTCTCCCTATGTTGAACAAGCTATGACCAATCTGGCAAACGTTGTTCAACAGAAGGGCAACGAGATGATTGACTATGGCGCAGACGTTGCAAATGGCTTTGTTGATAACATGGTCAATACGTTTGACGCAAAGTGGAATGAAATCGACAACGGTCTCAAGAGCGACTTCATTGGCACGATTAAGGGCATGATCGATGCGGTCAAGAAAGGCGATATCCAAACCGTCGCTGAAAACACCGCAGCTATCATTTGGAAGGCGATGGGAGAGGAAAACAGAAAACAGGTCAAGTCTTATGCTTCCGACTTGGTTTCCAATCTTACCAGTGCTCTTAAGACCGTTGGTTCCAAAGTATTTTCTTCTGCAAAACTCGTCGGAAAGAACATTTTGGATGGAATCACATCCAAGTTTGGCGAAATCTCCACGCAGGTCGTCAGTCTCGGAAGTAAAATTGCGTCCTCGTTCTCTTCTCTGATCGGACCAATCTCGGCATCTGGCAAGGCGATCAGTATTGGCCTTTCTTCTGGCGTTTTAAGTCAGTTCCCGTCTATCATCGCTGGCATTGCTGGGCTTATCGGTCAAATTGGAGCTGCATTTATGGGCATCTTGCAGACGATCGGCAGCGTCTTGACATCTCTTGGCATCCCAACTGGTGTCATCATGATCGCTGGCGGCGTTGCAATTGCAGCAGCCATCGCAGGAATTGTCGGAACGCTTGTTGGAAAGTACGGAACAAGCTCCAGCCCGTCTGTGGACAATAACTATTCGAGCTATCCTGGCACGAGTGATTACGATTCTGCTAACGGCTCTACAACATCTGTTGGGAGCTATTATCCAAGTTCTTCCAATAGCGGAGCGAGCCCCGCAGAGCTCCGCAGTGCCGTCCATGATGGGTGCTATAACGCATTCCTTGACATCTTCCAGCGGTATGGAGATGAAATCACCGGAGGAAAAGAACTCAAGATTTACCTCGACGGGAAGCAGATCACTGCGTCCGTTGAGAAACGGCAGTCTGAGCGTGGGTTCCAGATTATGGGAAACGAAGTTTACAGCTACTAAGGAGGTTTACGTTTTATGCAATCTCTCGTCACAGTAAATGGCAGAGAGCTGCCTGAGCCTTCCTCCTACGACGCTACAACAAGCACTATAGTCGATTCTGGACGAAACGTACAAGGCAAAGTCGTTGGGTCTGTGGTGCGGCACGATGTTGCGAAGATTTCCCTAAAATGGAATTATCTTACCGCAAGACAGTGGGCGGACGTCATCGGGCCGTTCACCACAAACTTTTACTGCACTGTTCGGTTTTATAACCAAGCAACTGCAAGCTACACGACAAGGCAAATGTATGTTTCCGATAGAACCGCCGGAATGTGGAGGCGTTCCTCGTCCAACGGAAACGTTATGGGATGGGTCGGGGCATCCCTTAGCCTGGTTGAAGTTTAAGAGAGGTGATTATTTATGGGCTTTCTGCCTTCCGACAAGTGGCTTGAACAATACGACAAGACACTTGTTCCGGAGATGTTTGTTCGCATCACTTACCACGTCTCTGACGATAAGGCCCAAGCAGACGCCATTGCCAGCTCTTCCAACCAGGCTTTATTCAGCAACACGTTGTCTGTCACAGACCTGGATTCTGCTTCTTTGGCCAATTATGCCACCGGAGAACCTAATTTGTGGGTCCTTGACGGGAGCAAACTTTTGGTCCCAGGTTCAGAGCCATACGAGAACGCTGGGTATTTAAGTATGGATTGTGTTTCTGACACAAACCATCCAATTATCACTTTCTCTTTTAGCAAACTTCACTCTGAAAAAATTCCAGGGGTTACAATCATATGGTCGTCTGCTTTAAATGAATTTGCAAAATCTTTTAGGTTGGCGGCTTATAGCGGAAAGGAGCTCGTTGCGTCAAAACAAATTGACGATAACCAGTCGGTTGAATCCTCTGTAGATTTTGAGATTTCTGGGTATGATTCAATTACACTTGAAATTTTGGAATGGTGCATCCAAGGCCGTAGAGCTAGAGTAGAACAAGTTGAATTCGGCCAACGTATTCAATTTAACAAAGCAGACTTGCTCTCCTATACGCACGAATCGAAACGCGACCCGGTTTCCGGTCAGCTTTCCAAGGATTCCGTTTCGTTTTCCGTCGATAATTCCAAGCAGCGTTGGAACCCGGTAAACCCGGGAGGTCTTTACCAATATCTCTACGAACGTCAAGAGGTTTTTGTTCAGTATGGCATGGACATGGGAAATTCAATCGAATGGATTGATGGAGGGAAGTTCTTTCTTTCCGGATGGGCAATCCCAGCAAATGGCATAACAGCATCGTTTGACGCCAGGGATGCTCTGTCATTCCTCCAGGATTCTATTTATACCGGGCACACAAGCGGAACGCTTTACCAGATGTGCTTTGATGCATTGGAACTTCTGGATGTTTCCGGGATATCTTACGAAATTTCGGAAGAATTAAAGAACTATTCTTCCGAAATTTCCTCCGATGCTTCCTCTTATAAAAACGCAGACGTTCTTCAGCTTGCTGCAAACGCAGCCGGGATGGCTCTTTACCAATCCAGAGATGGGGTCATTCACATTGAACGTGTTCCTCTTGTTCCAGTCACGAGGTCTGGTATTGAGGAAATATCGCTCTTGAATAGCTTTAAATACCCAGAAATAACGTTTTCGACAAAAATAAAAAACGTATCGTGTAAGGTTGGCGGCGAATCCGTTTTTTATCCAGCCGAAGCTAGTGGGAACGGAGCGACCCAAAGCATCAATAATCCGCTTGTATCGAAATCTGTATCTTCTAGCGCAAAAAATGCGTTGACCGAAACATACGCGCTTCTTTCTAACAGAAGAAAGGTAAACCTGGAATTTCGTGCAAGCCCTCATATTGATGCGTTGTCTTTTGTTAGAGCAAACCATCAGTTTGGATATGCATCGAACGTTCTCGTTACGGATGCCAAGTATACCTTTAACGGATGTTTTAAAGGTACGATGGAAGGATATATGGTGGAAAGTGCGAGTGCCCTTAGACTTGATAAGGACTCCGTTTTTGTGGCTCCTGGAGAGACCGTTCGTTTAACCGCAACGCTTGTCCCTTCCTCAGAGGATTCCCCAGCAATCGGATGGGAAGCATCTCCTCCCGACGTTGTTTCCATTTCCGTCGTTTCCAACAAAGGCGGCGTTTCTGTTTGCGACATTTCTTTTGTTTCCAGTGGAGATGCCGTAGTCACAGCCTTCGTATCTTCCGTATCTGCAAAGTGTACCGTTATCAGTCAGGCTCCGTCTTTGTCGGATATGCCGGAAGGATCGTCTGTTTACATTCAAGAAAGTGGTGCGGATGTAGAGTTTGTTGTCGCAAAACATGGGTATGAGCCTGGTTTAAATGGTCCGGGGAGAACACTTCTTATCAGGAAAGAACCTCTTGCTGAAACGGTGTGGAACCAGACGCACGTCAATACATACGACGGAAGCTCCATCGACAGGCTGTTGAAGGGAGATTACGCAAACAGATTTAGCGACACCGTCAAGTCCGCAATGGGGCTTACCTCTTTTTATTACACGGTAGGCGGTAGCACTACGGAAATCAGAACGCTTTCTCGCAGTGTTTTTCTCCCGTCTATTTATGAGATGTTTGACCCGGAAGACAAAAACGCAGATGTTTATGTAAATGGCAGTAACCCGTTTTTCAAAAAAGAAGGTTCTGTACTACCAAAGCAAACCCGAAATGCTTTTGTTCAGTCTTATGATGATTCCGTCAATCGTCTTATCCGCAGATGGTCACGCTCCCCTGCATGGCGAGATTATTCCGGGAATCCCATTCAAGGCCAGCTTGTTGGAACATACAGTCTCGGAACAAATAATGGAGGCAAGACGTTTTTCTATTCAGAATCGTATAACGCGTGGAGTTCCAACAAGTTCAGCCCTGCTTTTACGCTTCCGTCTACGACTAAAGTCGGTAACGACAAAAAGATTTTGCTTTAAGGAGGGACTATGGCAACTTGGATTACAGACAGAACCCAAGACGATGTTGACCGCCTAAAGTTCATTTATGGTAAAGCCGTGAACGGGACCTGGACGGATGAGGAAAAAGCGGAGTGGCTTTCCGGTATGAAAGGGGCTCTTGACTACAGAGATTTTTCGAGAATAGAAACCGGCATATCCGAGCTTGCTTCACTTCTCGGTGCGGACGTAGATGTCAAGACGGACTGGGACATAAACGGGTATCTTACCACGTCAGATGCCACTAGGTGGCTGTCGAATATCGAATCTATTCGTTCTAAAAACTCAGGAGACGCCAAAACTGCGCCAACGCCTACGTCTATGGACAGGCTTGGGTTTGAAACAATGAACCAGCTTGAAAACATCCTATCAAGCATAGAGTCGCTTGCTAAAACTTATGTTACTTTTTCTGGCGAATACATGACTGGGGAGGGTCAATATGGTTTTTAAAGACCGCATCTCAAAATATCCTGGCAGATGGACAATGGTCCGTGAAGATGGGTCGTCTGAAATTGTAACGCTCGTCCGAAACGACGAACCCATAAAGGACGGCACACCAATCAACGCATCCACTTTAAATGAGCTGAGTACAGTTGCTGGCGCAATCAACGCAAAAGAAGAAGCTGTTTCTGCTGCAAATTCCGCTGCGGAAGAACGTGCAAAAGCAGAACAGGCTGCAAAAAATGCCGCAAAAGATGTTTCTGCAATTGTAAAAGCGGACTCTGAAAATGCAGCTTTGTCTGCTGCTGCTGCCAAGACAAGCGAAACCAATTCAAAGAGTTCGGAATCTCAGTCTGCTATTTATTTGCAGGGCACAAAAGAATACTTTGAGCAGGTCCGCACCATCACCATCGGTGCACAGGGGTGGTACGCCACGCCGGAAGCTCTGAAAGCCGCTGTTCCTGTAGGCGAAAACGGCTGGTGGGCGGTCGTTGGTACCACAGACACTATTTGGACGTGGGACAATGATACAAAATCGTGGAAAGACAGCATTCAAAAAGTCGATCTTTCCGACTACTATACCAAAGCTCAGGCCGACGCCAAGTTCGGCACGCCGTACACCCTGCCGCCCGCTACGGCAGACCAGCTGGGCGGCGTGAAGGTAGGCGACTATCTGGACATTGCCCCGGACGGCACCCTGAGCGGCAAGACCCTCAATGATAAGATCGCTGCCGCCGTGGCGGTAAAGTCGGAGGCGCGACTGGTGTGGAACACCCATGTGAAGTCTCCTAACAAATTCACAACTTGGGATGTTCAGATTCCAGGCAATGTTGATAAGATATGCATTACCAAAGGCAAGTACAGCAGCTACGATAATAACACTGAAAAAAGCATTGCACGCGGTGGCACGACAACTTATGACTGTAACATCAATTTTACAATCACATTCCAAACAAACGGCATCCTTCATGTTGTTTATCCATACAAAACAGTGTTCCCTCTGGAACTCTGGATTGACGGCTACCACTACCCCACCTTGGCAGAGCTGCTGACCGAGACGCAGTCCGCGCAGGCGGACACGGACGCTATGGCGGTAGATCAGGAGTACCGCCTGACCCTGCTGGAGCTGGGACTGACCGATGACACCACCACTGATACAAGAACCACATAAGGAGGTAAAAACTATGTTGTATCGTACCTGTAAACGCCTGATCGAGCGCGGACAGACCGCTGGTCTTGCGGACAAGCTGGACGTTTTCTACGCCATTGGCCGCATCACCGAGGCCGAGTATAAGGAGCTGATCGAGCTGCTGGCCCAGCAGGAGGCCGTCCATGGCGCTTAATGCCTACTCTTGGACATTGGGGGGTGATCGCAATAAACAACACATTTTTGACCGCACTTTTTAACTTTTTGAGCCGTTTCTTTGCCGCTTTGGCGGAAGAACAGGTAGAACAGGAGGACACAATGGCATCTGTGACTGAGGTGACCGAGTGGACGGGAGCACCGCCCTACCGCTACATCGACGTAAGCCGGTATCAGGGCAACATTACACTGGAGGGCTGGAAGAAGGTCAAGGCCGCTGGCTATCAGGGCGTCATGCTCAAGACCGTCAGCACAAACCGCAGGCTCTCCAAGCGAGCAGACGGCCTGTACATCGACCCGACCTTTGAAGCAAACTACCGCAACGCAAAGGCGGCAGGTCTGGCGGTGGGCGTGTATTACTACACCTACGCCACCAGCAAGGCAATGGCCGATGCAGAGCTTTCCCTGCTGGCTGACGCCCTGCGTGGCAAGACGCTGGAAATGCCTGTGGCAGTGGACGTGGAGGACAACAAATTCAGGGTTCTTGGCAAGCAGGCGCTGACCGACCTGACAGCCTACGCCCTGAAAAAGGTGGAAGACATGGGCTTTTATGCCCAGCTCTATACCTACACCAGCTTTGCTAAGACGCGCCTGTATATGGGCGGTGCTGCCCTCAGCCCCTACGACGTGTGGCTGGCCGACTACACGGGAAAGACACCTGCCGTGACCTTTGCCTACAACACTCACCAGCACACCAGTAAGGGCAGCGTACCTGGCATTTCCGGTCACGTTGACCTCAATGTGACCACACGCAACTACCCGAAGATCATTTGCAAGAAGGGCCTGACCCGTCTCCGGGAGGGCAAATGACCGAAAAAGAAGCTCTCCTGTGGGTGCTGGGCATCCTGGGCAGCCTGTGCGCTGCGGCCATCACCATCGACAAGGTGCTGGAAATTATCCACAAGTACATCAAAAAGGCGCAGGAGCCGGACAACGCGCAGAACAAGCGGCTTGACGAGATGGACAAGCGCTTGCAAACGTTAGAAACGGGCTATGCGCAACATTCTTTGGCGCTTGGGCGCGATTTGTCCCGCTTCGGGGAAATCGACGAAGTAAACCGCCTGACGCTTGAAGCCGTTCGTGCCCTGCTGGAAGCACAGCTGACCGGAAACAACGTGCCCGCTATGCAGGCCAGCAAGGAAAAAATCGATAATTACCTCATGGAAGGAGTAACGAAACATGGAAGCAATGCTTAATTTCATCCCCGCACCCGTCGCAATCGTTCTCATCATCGTCGGCTTTGTGGCTCTGGCTGTCGGCGCTATCCGCATGGGCTATAAGCAGCTGGTCAAAGATCTGGCCTATGACCTCGTGTGCAAGGCCGAAGACAGCATCATGGGCAGCGGCCAGGGCGCAAAGAAAAAGAAGCAGGTCTTTGACGCGCTGCGTGCGGCCTGCCCTGCATGGCTGAAGCCTATCATCACGGATGAAGTGCTTGACGCAGTGATTGAAAAGGCCGTAAGCCTGATGAAAAAGGCACTGGCAGAAAAGAAGCCTGCTATCAACAAGGAGTAACCCATGATTGAGTTAAGCGTATCTCTTGCATCTTCCGGCGTGGTCAAAGTGCCCGGCTATGAGCAGCTGGTGCGCTTTGGCTACACCAAGAATCAGGGCGTGTACCGCCTGCACATCGATGCAACCGGTGAGTGGGAAGGCCTGACTATCCGGGCTTTCTGGCACGTCCCGGACGGCAAAGACCCGGCATCCTCACTGGTGACAGACGGCTCTGTGGCCGTGCCTGCCAGCGTGACCGCACAGCCCGGCAATGGCTGCATCACCTTTGAGGGCTCAGATGGCACCCGCACCGTGACAAGCGCAGACCTGCGCTACCGTGTGGCTGCCAACTCCGGCACGGAGGACGGCACTATGCCGGAACCGGACTCGCCCGCGTGGCAGCAGCTGGTGGATGCCGTGCACAAAGATGCCACCGCCGCAGAGCAGGCCAAGACCGATGCCCAGACCGCCGCCAGTGAAGCAGCCACCAGTGCTGGCAATGCAGCCCAGAGCGCTCAGGAAGCCGCTGACAGCTTACAGGAGCTGAAGGACGGCATTGCCGCTGGTGACTTCAAAGGCGAGAAAGGCGACAAGGGCGACACTGGCCCCGTCGGCCCGCAGGGCGAGCAGGGCCCTCAAGGCCCCACTGGTGCTACCGGAGCCACCGGCCCGCAGGGCGAAACTGGCCCTCGTGGCGAGCAGGGGCCGCGTGGCATTCAGGGCGAGCGCGGCCCGCAGGGTGCGCAGGGGCCGAAAGGAGACACCGGCGACACTGGACCACAGGGGCCACAGGGCCCAGTCGGCCCGGCAGGTGCAGACGGCAAAGATGGCACACAAATTGATGATACCACCGTGGGGCTTGACGCATGGAGCAGCAAGCACATCGTGGATATGCTCTGCCCGCCGCTGGAGGAGACCGGCAACCCGGTGCAGTGCTACCCTGTGACATGCTATCCGCTGGGGGTGACTGCCAGCTGGGAACCTGTGCAGGAGGGCAGCGGCGAGCCGAGCCCGGAGAACATCCGGCCTATTTCCGGACGGGATTCGGTGAAAGTGGAACGGTGCGGGGAGAACTTGCTGCCGCATATCTTTGACAGAATACCCGACACGGTAACCAAAGACGGCCTTACCATAGTAAAAACGCCAAAAGGGACTATCCATGTATCAGGCAAGAAAACAGAGACTAACTGGACGGATTTATTTAGAATAGTCCTAGCAGAATCTGAACGGGTTGAGATGCCAGCAGGAACGTACTCGTGGGGCAGCGGCGTGAGCCTTACTACAGACAAAGGGAATCTATACGTGTCACCTTTTACCACCGACACGCCCCGCATTATCACGGGAGCATATGCGGCGGTAAATACAGCGGGAACGTATAACAAAGATTACATTCCAGCACTTGTTGCGGGGAGTGAGAAGCCGACAAAGGTTGAGCCTTACACCGGCCAGACCGCCACCCTCACTCTGCCACGCACCATCTACGGCGGCGAGGTGGATGCTGTGACGGGAGATGGGCAGGAGACGTGGCAAGCCAAGTCCTTTAACGGTACAGAAAATTGGGCACTATATGACGATGGTAGTAGCGCCAAATTTTTTTACACGGCTGACTATACCGTAGATAGCGAACCGCTTGATACTATATGTTCACATTTTAGAAAAGCTGCGTTTACTCGGGGGACAATTATCCGCGTTTATACGAGTGTATTTACCGACTTAGATGCGTATAAAGACTACCTCACCGCCCAGTACGCGGCAGGAACACCTGTCCAAATCGCCTACAAGCTGGCAACTCCAACGCCATTCACCGCAACTGGCGCACAGCCCATCCCCGCTCTGAGCGGCGTGAACACGGTTATAACCGATGCCGATAGCGTGACGGTAACCGGCAGAGCAGACCCCATCAAGCGCATCACTGACCTTGAGGATGCAGTAGCATCAATGACCGACACATAAGGAGGTACATACATATGGCAATTAAATCCAAATCCAGACACGATTTGACCCTGCGCTCCATCAAGCGGGAAATTGCAGCAGGACGCGATGTTGCGTTCTGGCTGGATAAAGCATATATGCACTACGACAACGGACTGCTGACCGCAGATGACATCGCAGAGGTGGAAGCTCTTGCACAGGCGTACTATGATGCGCTGGATGCAGAAGACAAGGCGGACGCTGAAGAAATTACACTGTAAGGAGGATATCATGGCAAGCACTACATACGAGCAGAAACGATTTTGTGAAATCAAGAGATGCGGCAAAATCGACCTTTTTGGTAACGTCCCCGTAATGGTGCGCAACGCGGGACAGCTGCCGCAGCCTTTCTGGCTCGGTGCTGCCTGTGGCGGCGGCTCGTGTAGTGCTGCCCGCTGCGCTGCAAGGACTTGACCGGCAGCAGATGACCGCCGCCATCAAAAGCGCACCGCTTGGGAGGGTAGACCGTAAGATAGCCTTACTGCGGTACGTTGAGCGGCTCCCGCTGCCGGATATTGCAGCACAGACCAATTACAGCCGGACGGCGATAGGCTACCGGCTGAAAGGTATTTACAAAATGCTGAATATGTGATATACTAATCATACGAGATGGTGGATAGCGCATACACATCCATCATGAATGTATGCAAGAGACCAGCGGAAGAACGTTTACCCGCTGGTCTCTTTTTTCAACCCCCGGTGTTCCGTTTGGAGCATCGGGGGATTTTTTTACTTTTTCTTCAATTCCTCAAGCCTGCTGGAAAGTTCTTCTTCCCATCCTTCATGTTCTTTAAGGTACGGGGCGTAGATCAGTTCTTCGGCCTCTTTGCGGGCCGCAACGGCTTCTTCGATTGTGTCATAGCTGCCGAGATGATATTGCTTGCGTTGGAAATTGATATATGCACGCCATCGACCGTGGCAGTCTTTGCACACACCATTCGCGCCAGAAGTGGAATTTTTATTGATATGGCCTCCGACCGCCCTTGTGCGAATCGACATAAGGGAAGAGCCACCCGCGTAAGCTGTGCTGTGAATTGCCCCGGTTTTCTCTCCAATGTCCCTGTTGCAATCTGCGCAATGCTGGATTCGAGAAAGCCTTGTGATCTTTACGGCGGTTTCCTTCCCACATTTCGGGCAAATAGCACGGCACAGAAAGCAGCCTGACCTCTTTTCGGGCAAAACTTCCAATACTTTCCATCCGTTAATAATCTGTCCTTCTTTTTTCTTCGCCTTTCGTAAAGCCGTCTCCGTCATGGCTGGCTTTTGCCCTCGATTCGCGCAAGACAGACAGCTTCGGCTTTTGCCAAGACGCAGGGAGCTGTCATACACGTCTTTTACCACTCCGCACTCACACTGGCATGTGTAGTAGTGCGGCTTTTCAGACGGCGCAAGCACCGTCCACTTTCCAAAATGCTTTCCAGTCAAATCTTCTGCCATAACATTCTCCTCAGATCAGCCCATAGTGCTCGGCCAGCAGGAAGCGGACGTATTCCGGGCAGTCGCGCTCGCCCAAACACCACCCCTGCACCGTGCGGCGCGGGATGCCCGCACCCTTTGCAAAGGCGGTCTGGCTGATGCCGGATGCCACCACCATCTCCCGCACGCTCATGCGGGAGACGTCCCAGAGATGGGACAGGCGGGCGGTCTCGTCGTCCAGATCGGCGCAGCCATCGGAATCGTCCGGGATGCTGAGGGTGACGTTACCGAGAAAAACTTCTTTCGGCTGCTTGGCAGCCATGCCAAAAAGTTCTGCTTTGCTATACATCGTTGACTTCCTTTCTTTCGCATGATAATATGTTCGTGTACCTCCATGGTACGTCTTTCACAAAAGCCCCGTCAGGTGTTCGCTGCACTTGACGGGGCTTTTTTATTTAGTAGATCTCAACGCCCAGTTTTTCGGCGGCGGCTTCAACGACTTCTTCAAACGAGGGGCCGCGATTCGGGTCGTTCCAGTCGTAATCGCCAGCGGATGCAGCTTCCCACTCTTCTTCCATGTCAGCTGCCTTGCACAGCTCGGTGCACAGCTCGTAATCCCAGACATCGGACTTGCGGATGTCAGCGGCGATTTCAATAGCGTTTCTCATAATTTTGTACCTCCATGTTGTTGTGTGTTGGTGTCTTTCACTGTCTTTATTATATGCTCATTGAGCGCAAAAGTCAAGACTTTTTGTAAAAATTTGCGCTCAATGAGCACTTTTTTTCTTTTGGCAAAATAGAGCATTTTTGTCCTTCGTTGGTCGCTCGTTGCCTCTCCCGCCGGTCGGCTCTGCTACACTGGGCGCAAAGGAGGCAAGCGCCAATGTGGATCAAGTTCAGCCCCAACCCCCACGGGGGCAGCGTCGGAGACTGTGCTGTGCGTGCGGTAGCTGCGGCCACTGGACAGAGCTGGGAGCAGGCCTACATTGGATTGGCGCTGACCGGCTTTGCTCTCGGCGATATGCCCAGCGCCAACCGCACATGGGGCGCATACCTCCAAAAGCACGGATTCAAGCGCAGGCTTGTCGATGCGGACTGCTCCACCTGCTACACCGTGGCAGATTTTGCCCGGGAGTGCCCGCGCGGTGTGTATGTACTGGGATGCTCCGGGCACGTTCTGGCCGTGATCAACGGCGACTGGCTGGACAGCTGGGACAGCGGGCGAGAGTTCCCGATCTATTACTGGTACAAGGAGGACTAAACGATGCCTTACAATCCATATGGCTACCAGATGCCGAACTACTACGGCCAGGCAATGCCGGACCAGCTTGCACAGCTGCGGCAGAACGCCGGGTATCAACCGCCCATGATGAGCCAGCCGACAGGGCAAAGTTCCCCGTCCACGCCTCCGATCATCTGGGTGCAGGGCGAAGAGGGAGCAAAAGCCTACATGGTAGCCGCCGGAAACAGCGTGCTTTTGATGGACAGCGAAAACAGCGCCTTTTACATCAAGAGCACGGACGCAAGCGGAATGCCGCTTCCTCTCCGGGTGTTTGATTACAAAGAGCGCACCACGGCGGCTAAGATGCCCGCTCAGGCCGTCCAACAGCCTAGCGGGGAGTTTGTCACCAGGGCGGAGTTTGACGCTCTGGCGGCGCGCTGTGCGGCGCTGGAAAAGCAGGAAGCACCAAAGACCGATACGGAGGTAAAGTGATATGGCAAACCCACTCTTTAACGCCCTTGGCGGCGGTATGCCTGCCATGTCCGGCCCTATGGGCCAGTTCGGACAGATGATGCAGCAGTTTCAGCAGTTCAAGGCCAGCTTTCAGGGCGACCCCAAAGCAGAGGTGCAAAAGCTCTTGCAATCAGGCAAAATGTCACAAAACCAGCTGAACCAATTGCAGGCGATGGCGCAACAGTTTCAGCAGTTTCTTCATTAAGTCGTAACCGTGGCCACGGTTCAAGCATAAAAATCATTCAAAACATACGAAAGGAGTACAAAAATGTCTCTTTCTTCCGATTCTGCGGTTCTGACCATGCCTGTTCAGCCCGCAAACACCAATGGTGGCAACGGCTTTGGCTTTGGCAATGATGGCGCATGGTGGATCATCATCCTGTTCCTGTTCGCCTTCTGCGGCGGCTGGGGCGGCAACTGGGGAGGCAATGGCAACACCGGTGCCGGTGTCGTTGACGGCTACGTCCTGACCTCCGATTTTGCCAACATCGAGCGCAAGATGGATGGTATCAACAACGGCATGTGTGATGGCTTCTACCAGCAGGCGCAGCTTGTCAACGGCGTGCAGCAGACCGTGAACAACGGCTTTATGTCCGCAGAGATCAGCCGCGCAAACCAGCAGGCGGCGTTCATGCAGCAGCTGTTTGCCATGCAGATGCAGCAGCAGGAGTGTTGCTGCGAGAACCGCTCTGCCATTCAGGGCGTCAACTACAATTTGGCCACCCAGTCCTGCGAGACCCGGAACACGGTGCAGAACACCACCCGGGACATCATCGACAACCAGAACCAGAACGCCCGCGCCATCCTTGACGCCCTGACCGCACAGCGCATCGAGGCAAAGGACGCAAAGATCGCTGAGCAGGGTCAGCAGCTGTTCGCAGCACAGCTTGCGGCATCTCAGGCAGCCCAGAACGAAACGCTCAAGGCCTACATGAGCGGTCAGCTGGCCTACTACAATCCGCGCCCCGTGCCCGCATTCCCGGTTCCTGCACCTTACCAGTACGGTAACTGCGGCACCGGTTGCGGCTGCGGCAGCTGCGCCTAACCAAATAACGGCAACTGACTACAATTCGTAGCCTGTTCAGCCCCTAAGCTGATTTTGCAAACCAGAGCGCCGGGGCAAAAGTCCCGGCGTTTTTATTATGAAAGGAGCCGATAAAATGGCTGAATTTACGAATTCCAATACCGTGACAGTAGCCGCTGGGCAGGATCTCCCATTGACGGAGACTGCGGCGAAAGCGCCTGCGTGCATTGTGCACCGTGCTGGCAGCGGCCTTGTGACACTTCGCGGCCTGACAAGCGGGCAGTGTCGGGCCCGTTTCAAGGTGAGCTTTGGCGGAAATATTGCCATTCCCGCCGGCGGCACTGTGGGCCCCGTTTCCATTGCTCTGGCCGTCGGTGGCGAGCCGCTTAGTAGCGCAACCGCCATTGTAACACCTGCTGCAGTCGAAAACTACTTCAATGTTTTTGTGGCAGCGTTCATCGAGGTGCCGCGCGGCTGCTGCGTGACTGTGGCGGTTAAGAACACCAGCGCGCAGGCGGTCAGCATTGCAAACAGCAACCTGATCGTTGAGCGGGTAGCATAAGAAAGGAGATAAAGCCATGCTGGATAAACTGAACCATCTGAAAGATGAAATGTGCGATGAGCTCATGGAGCTGACCGACAAAAAGAACCGGTCCCCTGGCGATGTTGAGATGATCGGCGAGATCGTGGACATCATTCTGGACATCCACCGCATCGAGGATTACTGTGAGGGCGGCGAGTACAGCCGTGCGGGCGAGTGGGAAGCTGACATGCGCGGAACTTTCGGCCACGATGCCGGAAACGGTTACAACCTGGGAACCAGCTATGCCAACCGTGGCCGTCACTATGTGCGCGGTCACTACTCCCACACGGATGGTCGTGAGCGCATGATCTCTGACATCGAGGACATGATGCAGAACGCCACCGGCGCAGAGCGTGATGCCTACAAGCGGGCAGCCGACATCCTGCGGAACGCATGAGGAAGGGGGCAGCAGGCGTGGACATTGACGAGATCAACGAGCATATCCGCAAGCTCAAGTGCGAGGAAACCAGCTGGCAGAGCGTCAACAAGCTTGCTGCCCTTTGTACTGTGCGAGACGAGCTGGAAGAAGCACATGTACCCGAAACGCAGACTAAGGAATTGCCGCCTGTAAGCTGCCTGACGGCGTACTCTGCAGCAGCAGAGCCGCAAAGCGACTTTGTGGCGGCTGCCAGCTCTGTTCCTTTTGGCGGTCTGATGCAGGTGCTTGACGAGCACATGAAGGCAATAAAGCTGGTGTACCCAAAAGAGTATGAGCTCGTAATGCGAAAGATAAGCGACTTGTAAAAAGACATAGAGTGTGCTATTTTCACATAGGCTTCAACGTTTGGGCATGGGATATATAGTCTAACGGAAAGCCAACAGATAAATAATTATTTACGGTAAAACGTAAAATAAATTTGATTTGTAATCAGTGGGTTGCAGGTTCAACTCCTGTCACCAGCTCCAAGAAAAACCGCTCGGGAACATTGATTTCCGGGCGGTTTTTCCATGGGGCGAGTTTGTTGGAGAGATTGGTGCAGAAATTGCGATAAAATATGTTGCAGATGGTTGACAAACTGCTTTGCGCGTGGTAATATATACAGGCAGTCCGCGCGGCGGATACAAAAGAATATGGGCGTGTTCCCGAGTGGCCAATGGGGACAGACTGTAAATCTGCTGCTTTTCAGCTTCGGTGGTTCGAATCCACCCGCGCCCACCAAACAAGAAAAATCCGAACCTGTTTCCGATTGGAGAAGGGTTCGGATTTTTCGTTTTCTTCGGGCTCAAGAATGAAGGAGGATAAAACCTGCAGAATTTTAAAACAATCTAGACAATCGGTTTGCATATGCTATAATTAGAGGCAAAAGGAGGTTGACGTTCACATGGCAGTTGAAATTCATCCAATTCCATTATATGGTGTATGGGACATTGGCTACGCACTTGATGTACATACAATAAAAAGCATTCCTATTGGAGAGGATGCCTATGGTCATCTTCACTTTGACAATACGCGTTCTGAAATTGGTGAATTACTTTATCAATTTAAGTATAACGGAAAGTATGAAAATTTAAATCCAATTGTAGATGCAATTGTGAGCTTTTGGAATGAAACGCCAGAGATTCATGACGTTAGAACGGTTTTGCCGGTTCCCCCAACAAAAATAAGGGGATATCAGCCCACAATAGAAATTGCTCGGGCCGTAGCAGCTAGAATAGGTGCATACTATTGCGGAGATGTTCTGGAAAATACGGCGACTGCTGAAATGAAGAGTCTAACATGGGAAGAAAAGAAAAAACTTCAACCTACGATAAGAAAAACAAAAAATGCTATACGAAAACATAGTATCTTATTAATTGATGACCTATACAAAACAGGGTTAACGCTAACCCATTGTGTAAGTGCACTACGTGAGGATCCGTTAGTTGACAAAATATATGTTTTAGCAGTTACTAAAACGAGGAATACTTATTAAACAGAAAGGGGGAGATT